ATGGGCATGAACCCGCGCTACACGACTTGGGGGCCAGCCGAGTGGCAAAGCCGGGCGCCAACGGTCGCACACATGAAGCGCGAGGGCTGGCCGACCTACGCCGTCTGTCAGCGGTGCATGCTGGAGATGACGGTCCACCTCGACACGGTCATCGCGGCAAAGGGCGGCGACTTCGTCCTGTGGGGCCGGACGGTCCAGTGCCGCCGGCGTCTGTGCTTCGGCCACATGGTGTTCGTCACGCAGCCGACACGCGCCGATGGGCCGATCCTGATGTCCTGAAACGACGAAAGCCCGGCCACCCCCGCGAGGGGATGACCGGGCCTGAACGCCTCATGGGGGCGTGATGCGGGCATGCTGGAGCCGGTCTAGCCGGGCAGCAATCGTCGATACCAGGGCCTCGGCTTCAGCGCCTCCCGGATCGCCTCGGCCTGCCGGTCGCAGGCGTCCACGATCTCCACCACGGCCGCCTTGTTGGCGTTGGCGGTGTCGAGGCGGCCGGTCTGGGCATCGCCGAACGCAACCCATGCGCCGACCGTATCGTCTGCCGGGAGATCGGTGCCCGGAACATCGCGGCGAAGGCTCTCAGGAACCAGCGGCCCGCAGCGCACGGCACTCAGGACGGTGGAAATACGCGGCCCGGCGACACAGCCCCCGGCGACCAGCGGCATCAACAGCACCGACAGAAGCGTCAGCGCCGGGCGTGGAGACGATTTCAGCATGGTTGGCTCCTGTGAGGGCTTCGGATTGGCGAGAGGCCTCAGCGGCCTTCTCTGAGGCATTCAGGGCATCGACGGCGGCGGCCTGACCGCCCTCCGCCACGATCTGACCGGCGCGGGCCTTCTCAGCCTTGGCGGCTTGGCGGCCGGGCTCGGTCACGGCGCACCACCCCAGCATGAGCAGGATGGCCAGCAGGGTCAGGCAGAGAGCCCAGGCGATGGGGGAGAAGGTGTTGAACCGGGGCATCACGAGGCGGCCCCATAGAGGGCGGGCGCAGTTTGTTCTTGTAGGCGAAGCATGGCAGAATCTCCTCATGACCGAGGCTTGGAAGACGATTGCTGAGGCCCCCGATTATGAGGTGTCAGATCAGGGACGGGTGCGCCGCGTTGTCCCTGACTGGCAGGGCAAATACCTTGGCCGTGTCCTGCGCCCGAGCAATCTGCGGGGCTATGCGGGTCACACGCTTTGCACCGACGACGGGAAGATCACCCGCAAGGTGCACAGGCTGGTATGCGAGGCGTTCAACGGACCTTGCCCGCCCGACAAGAGCCATTGCGCCCACCGAGACGGTGACCGAACGAACAACACGCCGGGCAACCTCTACTGGGCGACAGCTCAGGAAAACGCGGATGACCGCGAGCGGCACGGGCGCACCCCTCGCGGGGATGCCAGTGGTGCAAGATTGCATCCGGAGAAACAGACTCGCGGAGACAATCATTGGACCCGCCGACACCCTGAACGCGTAGCGCGTGGCGACAACCACCCTAAGCGGCTCCGCCCCGAGATTATTCCGCGCGGCGAAAGTGTCGGAACCTCGAAGCTGGCCGAAGCGGACGTGGTGGCTATCTTGCAGGCACCGACAGGACACGGCAGCGGAAAAATGCTCGCTGAGAGGTATGGAGTGTCGATGGGATTGGTGAGCGCGATCCGAAAGCGGCGCGCATGGACCTACTTATCCGACAGATAAAGCGCGCGTTCCGCCTGACGGCGCCTCGTCAGGCCCGGCAAGATTTTCCCGTCGTTTTTGTTCCAGCGAAGAAACTCGTCGGCCGCGCCGCCGTAGTCGCCCGCTTTGTGCCTCCGCAGAAGGGTAGAGTTGGCGAAGCCCGTCACCCCCACATTGTACGAAAACGCGACCAGCGCATCGAACTGGCCCTGCGTCGTCGGGGCGCCGCCCAGCAGATCGCGGACCTTGCCGGCGAACCGGGCCAGGTCGGCGGCGAACCGCTCATCCGCCTCTTGCTGGGTCCACGTCACGCCCTTGGCGATGCCGGGGCCGGTCGAGCCCCAGCCGATCGTCCAGGGGTGGCCATCGCGCGAGCCGGGGTCGGGATAGGCCGCCAGGCGGCAGCCCTCGAACTCGTGCATCAGCTTGATCCCGGCCGGGCTGGGGGTCAGGACGCCAAGAGGAGGCTCTGCGCCATCGTCAGGCGCCAGCGCGGCGTTGATGCGATCCACATCGGCCTGCGTGAGGGCAGCGCCTTTGATGACGCGCACGGCGTCGAACAGAGCCTTGCTCATGGTGGTCTCCGGTTCTGTGATGGGGCAGGATCGGCCGATGGCTCGGCTCGTGATCCTGACGGTGCTGTTCTGGCTCCCGCCCAACGGCGAGGCCGCGTGGGTGCACGACCGGCTCTATGACCTGTGCATGGTCACGGCGGGGGATGACGACTGGACGTGCGAGGATCGGCTCGTGGCGCTGGGCGAATGAAGCCGCGCGGCCGGTTGATGATCGCCGTGCTGGCGGCCCTCGCCCTGACCGGGCTGGCCTTCAACCTCTGGGCGCTGCTGCGCACCCTCGGCCTGGTCTAGGCGCGGGGTGAGCGGCCCGCCAGGCAGCCTTGGGGGGAACCTTGCGGGCCGCTCTGTGCGGCCTTCCCTCTCGGGAGCCCCACGCCGTCAGCCTAGCACGGGCCGATCAGCTCGCCAGCGTCGTGTCAGTCGTGGCTCCGGCGTTCACCTGGGCCACGTCCACGTCTCGCTTGTGACGCCCGGCGTTGATGGCCTCCACGGCCTTGCCCAGAAACAGGGTGCCGACGCCCAGGAAGTAGGCGCCGGCGAAGATCGCGCCGTCGTTGCCGTTCTCGACCTTGTAGGCGATCACGATGGTGGCCCAGCTGGCCGCGAACGAGGTGGCGATGATGGCGAAGGGCCGCGCCAGATCGCCGATGAAGGCCTTGAGCATCTCGGAGCGCGGCACGGGCGGCTGCTCGCGTGGGTTGACGGGCGTGTCGGTCATGATTTCCTCCCCCGCCGCCGGGGCGGCGTTACGGTCGCGGTCCCGCCTTCGACCACCAGCACGGCGCCGGGTTGGGTCGCCTGTTCCCAGTCGATCCCTGCCCTGACGAGGATCGCTTGTAAGCTTTCGCGGATCTGGACCAGGTTGCGATTGTCGCCCTCGAGCTTCTCGATCCGTTCGCGGAGCTTGATGTTGTCGAGGCGCAGGTCGTCCATCTCGGCGTTCAGTCGATCAGAGGCGCGCTCGACGGCCTCGTTCATAACCTCCTGCAGCTTGGTCGCCGCCATCAACACGGCGGCCTCGCCCGTGCGGTTCTCGGCCGGATTGCTGGTCCGGCGCGTCACCCAGCCCCAAAAGCCGGAGACGGCGGCCCCGCCGACGCCGGCGGCCAGCAGCTCCACGATCTCGCGCGTACGCTCGGGCATGGCGATACTCCCCGCCAGAGACATTGATTGGACGTCCTAGCGGCCCGATTCGCCCGCTTGGGGAGTCTGGGCTATAAGCGTCAGTGGAAGGGTGACCGCCTGTGTCAGCAGGGGGCAGCGCGCGATCTCACGGGTGGTCCGATGACCTACTTTTGTTTCGTCGAAACAGAGACCAGCAAAGTCCCGCACATGGAGCCGATGGCCGTCGACAACCTGATGGCGGCGCGGGTCATGGCCCGCCAAATCGCGCGCAGTCACCGCCGCCCGGTCGCCGCCCACATCTTCCACCAGGACGAGCGGGTGGACACAGTGCTGTTCGACGACGACTAGCGGCCGGCGCGGCCGGGTTTCGGTTGTCGATCTGACCAGGCGGGCGCGAGCGTTGCGTGGAGGTCCAGCCTGAACACCACCAGACCGTCGGCATTGCTGGCGGTCATCACCAGGGCTCCCGTGGACCAGAGCGCCTCGCGACCGCTGGTCTTGAGCAGCTCGCACATCCGCTTCACGGCCTCGGCCTTGACCTCGTCATCGGTCGCCAGCTCGACGAGGTCTTCCCCGCTGCGGTCGCCGTTGATGTCGCTCGTGAAGCGGTATGTGGTCATGGTGACATTGCAAGTTCGACGACCGCCGGATCGTTCCCGCTGTCAGCCGCTGTCAGCCGCTGTCAGCCGCTGGCCTCGCTGGCGCGCACCATCTGATCGTGGCGGGTGCGCAGGTAATCGAGCGAGCCCGTCAGAACGCTGACGATGTGCTGCGCCTGCGCCCGGTCGTCGGGCTCCAGCCGCGCGGCGGCGATCAGCGCCAGGTCGCGGGCCTTGGCCACTTCCGGGGCGTCGAAAGCGTCCAACATCGCCTTCAGGGGTTCGGCGCGCATCTTGTTCTGCGCGCGTTCGATGGCGGCCTTGTCGGCCTCCAGCTGCTCAAACGACTTCTCGGCCATGTCAGGCTCCTGTGGTGGGTGGTGGTTGAAGAAAGGGGTCAGGCGGCGGGAGCGGGAGGCGGCGCGAACGTCTCGCCATCCCAGGTCCAGCCGAGGGTGGCGGGGTCGTCGTCAGCCACGGGGATGCAGTGCGGCGCGTCGATGGTGCTGGAGCTGGTCATGTCGTCGGTGACGACGGAGGCTTCGTTGATCTGGAGGTATCGCATCACCACCACTCCACCAGTTGCCAGGCGACCGCGGCGGCCGCGCCATAGTTGCCGCGCGTGAAGGTGATCGTGGTGCTGTTGGTCAGAACGCCCTGGACGAGCACTTCTTCCAGCGAATTGTCGGTCGCCTTTTTGGCCGACATCGACAGCACCGCCCGGTTCATGTTCACGGCGGAGACAGTCACTGTGTCGGTAAGGCCGGACACGCTCAGGGTCTTCACGCCCCTCTGGACGGACTTGATCCCGCTGGAGAGCAGCGCCCAGGTCAGACCGTTGAAGAAGAAGACGACATCCCAGCCCGCACCGTTCATCACGAAGTTGGCCGCCACGCCGTCGATGGTCTGACTGTTGCGTCCGACCGTCAGGTTGTTGGTGGCGAAGGTCTTGGCCGCGTCGGTGATCCGGACCATGGCCCCGACCGCAGGCGAGGCCGGCAGGGTCACGGTGAAGGCGGCCGACGTGGTGTTGGCGTTCACCCACTCGCCTGACGCGGCCGTGTAGGCGCCCGTCTTGTAAACGGGGGAGAAGGCGGAGAAAGCCTCCGCCCCCGCCCCGTTGGTCAGCGCAGGCCCGAGGAACTGCACGGCTTAGGCGATCACGATGACGCGGAACTGCGCCGACGACGGCGCGGTCGCGAACGTCAGGGTCACGGTGTTGGTGGTCGTGGCCCCCCAATCCACCAGCACCTCTTCATAGGCGCCAGAGTTGCGGCGCACGACGACCTGGACATCGCGGGTGCCCAGATTGTGCGTCACGGTGATCGAGGTGTTCGACCCGTCGCCCACGTCGGCGGCGTATCGCTTCGATCGGCCGGAATAGTTGGCCAGCTTGGCGGGCGTCACGAACCGGGCGTCGTCGGACCCGGCGTCGGTCTCCGACTGGGTGGCGATCTCCGCGATGCCCGCGCTGGTTTCCGACGCCGCGCCGGCGCCGGAGGCGAAGGAGGAGAAGACGATGCCCGTGGTCCCCACGGTCGGATCGGCGGCGGTCTGGCGCCACGCGGTGTTCGCGTTCGACGTGCCCTCGCGCACAGGCACGACGGCGGCGTTGAACTCGGCCGAGGCGCTCATGTCCGCCGCGCGCGTGGCCGCCACCGCAGCCCCGTTCCAGATGTAAATCCCGTTCTCGGAACCCGTGGTCTGGTTCTTGGCCAGGAAGCGGTCGTTGGTGGCCATGGACACGCCGTCGATCGAGGCGCCCGGAGCCGACAGGTTGATGTTGGCGGTCGAGGCGACGCGCACGTCGTCCTTCCACGCCAATCCCTCCTGAAGCGCGCGCAGCTGCTCCAGGGTGACGGGCTCGCCGTCCGCCGAGGCCTGCGGCAGGCCGGTGATCTTGGCGCCGCCGATGAAGTCGAAGTTCGAGAGAATGGGCTTGCCCATGGGGTGCTCCTTTTCAGATGCAGCGGACCGAACCCGTGGCGGGCGCGGCGAAGTGGATGCGGACCTGGTTCGTGCTCATGTGGATGGGATGCGCCTCGACCTCGACGCCGCCGGGCGAGAGCACGACGATCAAGGGCCGGACACCCAGGTTGTGGTTCACGACCCACTCGGCCGAGGCGCTGGCCTGGGTGTGGATGTAGGCGGGCTGACCGGCTGGGCCGGGCGGGCCGATGATCGCCGCCGCCGCCCCGACCCCCGGCGTCTTGAGCGGCGCAGCCTGGTCGGACGGGCCAATCCAGCGCCAGCGGACCAGCGCGATCTCACGCCACCGCAGAACGATCACGCCGTCACCCGTTCCTTGACGGTGATCTTCACGCCCTCGACCTGATCGACGAAGCCGCTGGCCAGCGTCACGCGGGCGTCCATGACATAGAGGCCGGTCGCCAGGGCTGCGGTCTGGACCGGCGTCAGGGTGAATATCCAGCCCGGCCCGCCGTCCGGCGTCACCTCAGCGACCGCCTCCACAGCGAAGGCGGCCGCGACCAGCGCCGCGTCGCCCGGTTCCTTTCCGGAGACCGCCCGCTTCAGGTCGGCCCGCGCCGTGGCGCCCGTCAGGTCGCCCTCGGTCGCCTCCAGCGCGAGAGAATAGGTCTCGCCACGGATCAGGCTCGACTGGAAAGCCGACATGGTCGTCTCCTGATTGTGAGGGTGGTCAGATCGTCGGGATGATCGTGACGGTGCACTGGCCGTTCAGGTCATCCACCGTGCCGGCCGCGCCGCCGATCTGGAGCGCATACTCGACGGTCCCGCTCAGCACGGTCTCGCCCAGCATGGTGATGTCCTCGTTCGGACCCGTGCTCAGGTTGTAGATCGAGAAGGCTTCCGGCCCGGCCACGACCGCATTGTTCGCCGTCTGGATCAGCCGAGCTTGTCCGGAATAGGTGACGCCGCCGTCCGTCGTGCTGCCGATGCAGCTGACCTGAACCTGCATCTGCGACCCGGCCACGACGCCCAGGACGCTGAACGTCTTGACGGTCTGCCACGACGATCCGGAGATCGAGCCGTCGAACTCCCCAAAGCCCTGGAAGTCGCCATTGCCTCCGCCGCCTCCACCGCCGCCGCCTGCCATGGCGTTCTGAAGCGCTGACTTGGCGACGTAGTAGTCGCTGAACTTGGCCCGAAAGGTCGTGCCGACGATGACGGTGTCCTGGGTCAGGTCTGTGTAGGCGGGCGACAGGCCGGTGACGTAGGTCACCAGGGCATTGAAGGCGTTCTCGAAGGTCACCCGCTCGGTCGTGATGCCCAGCTCAACCGCTCGCGCCTGGATGCCGAACGCCTCGCCGTAGATCGCCGTGTATTCGCGCACGACCTGCGGCTTCTCTTCGCGGGCCAGCATGTTGTCGCTGCTGATGTTGTTCAGCCGGCCAAGCGCTGTGGTCGCATCTGTGCCGATGATCGCGTTGATGCGGTTCTGGAGCGCGGCCCTGGCCGTGAAATAGTCGGTGAACTTGGACCGGAAGGTGGTCCCGACAATCACCGTGTCCTGCGTGAGGTCGTTGTAGGCGGGGCTCAAGCCTGAGAGGTAGGACGACAGAGCGGTGTAGGCGCTGTTGAAGGTCGTCAGCTCCGTCGTCACGCCCCGGTTCGCCGCCTCGGTCGAGAGGCCGGGCTTCTCCCCCACTATGGCGGCCCAGTCGGTGACCAGCTGGGGCTTTTCCTCCCGCGCCAGCACATTATCCGACGCGATGTTGTTCAGCCGCGCCAGGGCCGCCGTGGCGTTGCCGCCGATGATGCCGTTGATCGCCGCCCGCACCGCCTCGGCTGCGGCGTAATAGTCCGTGAACTTCGACGAGAAGGTCGCGGCGACGATGACCGTGTCCTGGCTGGTGTCGTCATAGGCAGGCGACAGGCCCGACAGATAGCTGCTCAGCGCCGTGTAGGCCGCGATCATCGTCGTGCGCTGGGTCGTCGCCCCCTGCGCCAGCGCGTCGGCCGACAGGGTCGGATACTCGATCACGATCCGCGCCCAGTGGCGCATGACCTCGGGCTTCTCGTCGCGTGACAGGTAGCCGTCAGACTGGATGATCGTCAGCCGCGCGAGGGCGGTCGTCGCATCTGTGCCGACGATCGAGGTGATGGCGTTCCGCGTCGCCTCCGCAGCCGCATAGTAATCGGTGAACTTGGCCGTGAAGGTCGCGGGCACGATCACAGTGTTCTGGGTGGCGTCGTTGTAGGCGGGGGAGAGCCCGCTCAGATAGGTGCTCAGGGCGTTGTAGGCTGCGATCAGAGCGGTGCGTTGGCTGGTCGCCCCGCGCGTCAGAGCCTCGGCCGACAGCCCCGGATACTCAGCGACGATGCGGCCCCAGGTGCGGATCAGCTCCGGCTTCTCATTGGCCGAGAGGTAGCCATCCGACTGGATGATGGCGATGGTGGCCAGCGCCTGAGAGGCGTCCGCATCCACGATGCCGATCATGGCGTTCAGCACCGCCTGGCGCGCGGTGTAGTAGTCGGTGAACCTGGCGTTGAAGGTGGCCGCGACGACGGTCGTGTTCTGGTTCAGGTCGTTATAGGCGGGCGTGAGCGCCGACAGATATGACGACAGGGCGTCATAGGCGGCGATGAAGGTTGTGCGTTGGGATGTGGCCCCGACGCTCAGGGCCTGGGCGCTGAGACCGGCGTATTCAGCGACGATCTCCGCCCATTCCCGGATGACCTGGGGCTTCTCCTCGCGGGCAAGCTCATTGTCGGCGGCGATGCTGTTCAGCCGGTTCAGGGCCGTCGAGGCGTTGGCCGCCGCCGTCGTCGCCACCAGCCGGTTCGCGGCGACCGTCGCGTCCAGCGCGGCCTGCTTGGTGGTGAAGTAGTCGAGGAACTTCGCCCTGAACGTGGCGCCCACGATCACCGTGTCCGTGGCGACGCTGTCGTAGGCGGGCGACAGGCCGCTCAGATAGGTCGAGAGCGCGTCATAGGCTGCGATCAGGGCCGTCCGCTGCGTCGTCGCCCCGGCCGTCAAGGCGTTCGCGCTGATCCCCGGATACTCTGCGACGATCCCCTGCCAGTAGCGGATCACCTCCGGCTTCTCGCCCGCCGTCAACCAGTTGTCGGACTGGAGGCGGGTCAGGGTCGCATAGACCGCTGCGTCGGGCGCGGAGATCAGCCCAGGCGCGGTGAACGGCCCCCAGACGGTGCGCTCGCTGGGGACGCCCCGGATCGACCGATAGGTGGCGGCCACGTAGTAGCTCTGCGCCGGCTCCAGCCCGTTGATCTCGACCAGTTCGGTCGTCGCGGGGCCGTCGTAGGCTTGCGTCCAGGGGCCTTCGTCGGTCGGTCCGTGCTCGAACACCACGGCCGCCGCCCGTTCGTTCTCGACCTCTCCGGTGATGACCAGGCCGGGCTGCTGCGTCCCGCCGGTGTCAGCTGGGCGCACGGTCACGGTCCAGGCCTCGGCCTCGGGCGCGGCCGGGATCGGATCGACGGCCGTCAGGGAAGGGGTCGGCGGCGGGTTCTCAGCCTGTCCCAGGGCGAAGTCGTGCTTGCCGTCCGTCTCCGACCGGACCTCCAGGGTGACGGTCGCGCTGGAAGGGTCGAACGTGCGACGCACCACCACGAACTTCTGCCCGTCCAGACCGAGCTCCGCTTCCGTAACGGTGAAGGCGTCGCCCGCACGCAGGCCCAGCAGGTGCGGCTTGGAGGGCAGGGAGCCGGTCAGGCTCTCCCGCGCATTGGTGATGTCATAGGCCGCCAGCTCGGCCGCCTGCTTGGCGCGACAGGCATAGGCGTATTCGACCTCGCGGGTGCGCGGTTCGCCCCCGTCTTCTGCGACATAGGTCGAGGCCGTCACTGGCCCGGCCGAGACGATCTCCCACTTGTGGTCGCCGGACCGATAGCGCGGGATGATCGTGTTGATCCGGTCGCGGCGCGAGGCCATGACCTTCAGGTTTGCCGCCCCGACCAGGTCTTCGCGGTCGTAGTCATAGATCGACACGCGCGGGGTGTTGACCATGCAGCTGATCTGCGCCCCCCGGTTCAGGGGAACCCCGCCGCCGGCCTGCAGCATCGCCGCCAGCACCGACCATTTATCGTCGGCCGTCGTCCACTCGCCCGCGATGGGCCAGTTGTTCACATGCGCGACATTGGCCCCTTCGCAGAAGGCGGCGATGTCGATCGCGTCGTCAGGCGCACCGATGCCCGCCAGGCGCTTCGACCCGTCGATCACGCCGCCGGAGGTCAGCTTGAAGTGGCCACGGACCCAGGCCAGGGCGTGGATGTAGGGGTTCTCGGTCCACGCCCATGTCCGCCAGTCATTGCGGCGCTGCGACCCCGACCCGCCGGGGTAGGTGCTGTCGTATCGGGGATCCCACAGCCTCATCCAGTGCCCGGTCCACTGGGGCATGGGGACGCCGGTCTCGTAGGAGGCCCGCTTGGAGTTGGTCCGCATCGTCCAGAAGACGCCAGCGTGACCCGACGACTTGTGGAGCGAGGTCCACTCGCTCATGGCGGGGCTGCCCTGCGGCTGGCCGGTCGGCGGGCCGAGGGCGGCGTCGGTCGGCAGCCCCAGCTTGGAGGTCTGCCACATCTTGTCCACGAACGGACCCGACGTGGCTATGCCTTGCGAGCCGGGGAAGGAGACCGCGTTGCCGTTTGCGGTGAAGCCGTCGATCGAAGCAATCGGCCCCAGCGACAGGACCGTGGCGATCGACAGGAAGACGTTTTCCTTGCCCCACGACCGCATGTGCATCTGCGTCCCGCCGACGCCGATATAGCCCATCACGCCCCGGATCGGCGCGTTCGGATCGGCCTTGAAGGCGGTCGGGGAGCCGCCGGCGCCCACCTTCGGCTGAAGCAGGGACGCGGTGGCGGAGACCGCGAGAGACGTTCCGATGTTGACGGCCGCCACGGTTGCGATCTGGGCCAGCGTGGCTGTGCCTGCCGCCACGGCCGTGCCTGCGGCCCCGACGTAGGAGACAACGGCCATGATCGCGGCGGAGATCGGATCAGCCATCGATCGACCTCCAGGCGGCGACGTAGAGAAGCGGCTGACCGACTTGGAACTTGCCGTCGAAGTAGCCGAAGGCCCGCCCGTTCCCGACCGCGATCATCAAAGCCACCGTCTCGTCGTGAGCAGGAAGGGCCAGAATGTCGCCCGGCAGGCACATGGCTGGCGCGATACGGGGCAGACCAACCCCGTCCACCGCATCCGCCAGGGTCTCGGCCCCGATGGCCTTCAACGCCCGCGCTGCCCCCAGCTTGGAACTGTAGGAACCGCCCTTCAGCAGAGGCGCCTTCACCCCCAGCCGACGCAGGCAGAAAGCCGCCATGCGGGCGCAATCGTCGCGGCCGTAGGACAGGGGCCGATCCTTGAACCGGGCGATGGTCGCCTCGACCGCCTCCACGCGGCGCTGGAGCGGGCTCATCAGAAACCGCTCAGACCATCAAGGCCGCCGAAGCCGCCGCCGACGAACCCGCCGCCAGAGCCGCCCCCGCTGCGCACCACATCGGACACCACAGCCGGCCGGGGCGCGTCGTAGCCCCACGGCTCCTGACGCTGGATCTGGGTCACGAACTCGAAGCCCTTCTCCCCAGGCCAGACCGACTGGTGAAAGGCGTTGTTCAGCCGCGCGCCTTCGTTGGCTTCGAACAGCCGCTCCCACGCCGAGGCCACGTCGAAGGTGATCGCCGTCCCCTCGCTGGAGTAATCGACTTCGGCCGTGTCGATCTCGCCCAGGAACAACAGCTCCGGCTCGCCCAGGATCAACCCCGTCGCCGGATCGATCGCGGCGAACCACAACCGGACGGGCGACCCCTGCACCGTGGGCGCGGTGATCTCCGCCAGCGCCGTCAGGCTGGAGGGCAGGAAGACGAACCGGGTTCGCGGCGCCTCGGTCCCGATGGCTTCATCGACCGTCTCGATCGAGCCGAGAACGCCATAGACAGGATCGTCGCCCGAATAGGTCTCACCGCCGAACGTCACATGGCCGGCCCCGTCCACGATCCGCAGCGTCGCCGCCGGCAGTTCGATCTTCAGCAGGCAACAGACCAGCGGCGCCGGCCCCTGAAGGGCGGCGTCAAGCGTCGCGTTCAGGGCCATGGATTACTCGCGTTCGGTGATGGTGAAGGCGAGGCCGACGAGGCGGGCCACATCTACGGTCCAGCCCTGGTCGCGGCCGGCCAGATAGCCTTCGATCTTGGGCGCAGCGACCTCGACCACGGCGTTGTTCGACGGCGCCTTGCGGATCATCGGCTCGATCGGCAGGGAGGCCCCGCCCGAAACCGCCGCCGTGTCCGCGCTGACCTGGTGCACATAGCGCCGCGAACTGGTGATCAGGCTGATCATCTGACCGGCCTTGAAGGTGTAGGCGCCCAGCCCGTCGATCACGAGCGTCTTGCCGAGTTGGCTGGAGCCGTTGACCAGAGGCGTTCCGGGCGCGCCGGTATCGAACCCCGGCTGCGGGATGGCCATCACCACGGTGTCGGCCTCGGCCTTGGTCAGGGCGGCGACCCAGGCCATGGCGTCGAGGTAGCTCATCGGCGGCAGCTCGACATCCATCGACCAGCGGGAGCCGAGGCGCTGGATGCGTGTCGTCGGGCCGCCCAACAGCGGCTCCATGTCGGCGCGGCGCGAGTTCAGGCGCAGCGTGACGGACCGAGGCGCAGGGGAGGCCGGGAGCGTGATGCTCATCGGAACTGCTGACGCCCCCGGCGCGCCAACGCGGCCGGGATCGCCTTGGTCGCCGCACCGTAGGCGGCCATTCCGGCCTGTGTAGCCATCCCCTCCATCTGTTGAAGCAGATCAGCCGTCATCACCGCCCCCCGGAGGTCGAAGTGGATGGGCTGCGATGACCCCTTTCCCACAGCATGGGCCGGGATCACGTCGGTGCCCGGGGCCAGGTTGGCTAGCACCTCCCCCTGGTGAACGTAGGCGAGGCCGCCGGAGAAGTTGGTCACGCCAGAAGCGAAGCCGGGGATTTTAACCTTGCCGAATAGGCTGGCGATGGCGCCCACCCATCCTGAGCCACCGTCTTTTCCGCCCAAGTTCATATTGCTGAAAAGCTGGGCGAGCAGGTTCTCTACCCCATCCCAAGCCGCGTCTTTGAACCGCCGACCGGCCTCCTCCCAAATGTCGTCAGAGCGGAGCAACGACACGACGCTTTCCGCCATCTCTCGCCCCTCCGTCGCGGCGTCGATCGTGGCGAACTCTCCCCCCGCCATGGCGCGAGCTTCCGCCTCGGTGGCGGCAAGCTTGAGCCGCATGATTTCAAGCATCCGGGTCTCAATGAAGAGGCGACGTTCGGCGTCTTTGATCGTCCCTTCAGAACCCCCCAGGCGAGCAAGCTCAAGTTCATAGCCGAGGCGGTCAAGGGTCTGGTCTGTCAGCAATGCCGCTGCGTCGGCGGCCTTGTCGGCGTTCTCGCCAAGCTGTTCCCAGAAGGCGTCGCTTTGCTTAATCAGCTCTGCCATCTGTTCGGCCTTGGTCCGCGCCTCACTCAACGCAGTGACCTGGGCTTGCGCACGGTTGGCGGCGTCTTCGTAGCCCGCACGTTCGAAATCGGCGGTCAGGCGAACCAGCGCCTGCCGGTCCTCAAGAGCTCGGACTGCCTTGGCGTCACCAGCCGTTCGGGCGACATCAATCTGGTTTTGAAGGTCGAGCGCCTCCCGCATCGCCGCCAGCTCAGCGGCCGTCGGTCCCGTCGCCGCCCGTCGAGAACCCGCAGTCGAACCGCTCCCCGTCCGCAACCCTGACGGCAGGGTGAAGCCGCCAGCCACGGTCGCTTCTGTGTTTCGGCCGGGCGTGATCCCCGCTTCCCGCGCCTGCCCGACCACAGCTGCCGCAGCAGCCGCTTCGAGACCCGCATTTTGCTGGGCGCGCAAGCGATAGAGCTCTTGAAGGCTGCGCTCCAACGCCGCCCTGTTGCCCGTGGAAGATCGCTCGACCTCGCGCTGCCGCGAACGAATGAGCGCATCCAGATCCAGGGGGCCGGTGTCACCTTTGAGGGACAGGACGGCTGCTGCCGTGCTGACACCCGGAAGCATGCGCCCAGCAGCCGCCGCTGCGCCTCCCGCTCCGGCCGCCGCCCCAGCACCGGCACCAGCGGCCCCGGCAGCGATTAGCGCCGCGCGAGTTTGACGCGCGAGCGAAATGACCCTGCCCAGGTTGGCGAGTAGGCCTGCGATCGGTCCGCCGGCAGCGATCAGCCCCAAGAAGGCCAGGCCTGCAACCTGAACACCGCCGGGCAGGTCGTTAAACGCCCTCAGAACATCGGTCGTCGCCCCAAAAAGCTTCGTCATGGCGGGCAGAAGTTGTGTGCCGAGGTCTCGGGCAGCGGTGTTGAACTCTGCTGTCATCCTCTTGGTGACGTTTGCCGCACTGTCGGCAGTACGCGTTGCGTCCCCTTGGGCGACCGAGAGCCCCTTTATGATGAGGTTGGCTCGGGCGATGGACTTCGCAGCCTCACTGGCCTCTGCGGCATTGCCCTTGAACCCGAGGCGCAAGAGCTCGGCCTCGACGGCGGCCTGTGAGATGACGACGCCAAACGCCTTCAGGGGCTCCGTTTCGCCAGTCAGACCGGAGATGATCTTCTGGAGAGATTCGGCGTCTGACGTGTTGAACAGTGAGCCCGCATCAACACCCGATGTGGTAAGCGCCTCCACCATCTTCGCTGCCGTGTCGGCCGCTACGCCAGTTCCGGTCAGCACCAGCTGAAGCCGGGTCATCTGCTCTCGGAGCACCACAGCATCACGGCCAACAGTGTCAGCAAGGGTGTCGGAGAAGGAACGCGCGCCGGCCTCGGCGGACCCGAAGGCAACCTTGAAGGCCGACTCGATCTCCCCAGCGTCCGACGCGAGCTTCAAGGAGTAGGCCGTGATCGCTGCGAAGGCGACCTGAGCAGTTCGAGAGACGCCCATGAGCGTCTGGCCAATATCTGCGCCCAAGTCGCGATAGCGCCCTTTCAAGTCTTTGGCGACGCGATCGGCGGCGTCCCTGACTTCTTGTTCGGTGTGCTCGCTCGCGTTGCGGATCACCCGCATCGACCGCTCGAACTCATCCTGGCCGACTTCGGAGAAGGCGCGTTGCAGTTCTCGCTGGGCGCCCTTCGCAGCAGCTTCGACCTTTTTGAGCTCTGCCGCCGTCTCCCGCTCCGCCTGTGCCAGGTCTGACTTCAACTGCCGACGAGTGGCGCGGATTTCGATTTCGGCAGAGCCGATCACGTCAGCCATGCGTCACCCCGCCAAAGAAAAAGGCCCGCCAACGGCGAGCCTTTTGATGCTTATCGGTCTGGCCCGGTTATTCGGGCGGTCGTTGCGTTCGGAGGTACGAGGCGATGAGGGCGAGCCACCCTGAGATGAAGGCAGAACCGCCAACAGTGGCGATCACCTCCCGCTGCCCGATCATGTCCACGTTGGCCACCATGCCGGACTGAAGAGCCGGATCCGTGGTGACGTAGTCAGGAGCCGAAACGCCTACAGTCATGAAGAGCGCGAAGACCATGAGCCCTGCGCCCACGATAATCAGTGCAATACCGAGCCGCTTCATCCTTGCCCCTCACGTTGGGGCGGCAGAGTAGGAGGGCTCGGCTTCTTCGTCCACATCTTCGATCGAGAGGCCCCACCCCGCCGCCATCCGGGCTAGTTCGGCCTCGGCCATGGCGACCGACACATCCTCAGCCAGAGCGGGGTTGAGGAACTCGCTCATGTAGTGCTTCAGGCCCTGGAGCCGTTGTTCTCGGGCAAGTCGCTCACCCATCCAGCCTGTTATTACCGCCTGACCGAGCTCGCGTTTTGCGCTGGCCCTCATAGCGAGGTGGGTCAGATAGGGTGTCGAGCCCCAGAACTGGCCTTCGGTCAGTCCTGCTGCGAGAGCCGCCTCCAGAGCGCTTTCAACCACATCCGGAGGCGGTTCAGAGGGTTTGCGCCACGCTCAACCCCTTGGGGACGGCGCGCGGCGGCGGACCAGGCCTTGATTACGCACACATACGCCTCGGTGAAGGGCAGGGAGTCGTCTGCGAGCAGGATCGGGGCCTTCAACTCGCCGGCCGAGGCCGCTTCAAGGAGAGAAGCAAGGGCAGCCATGTCACCCTGCTCGCCAGAGCCCGCCTTCTCCAGAAGTTCGGTGACGCCGGAGCGGCCCAGGCTATCGATTGCTGCCCACGTGAAGCGGATCGGGATCGTCCGGCCGTCATAAGACAGCTGCACTATCCCTCGCCGTTCGTCGCTCATCAGCTGATCGTAGCCCGGGCAGCCGCCGCCATCGGCGTTAGGCTAAGGCTGTAGGTCACCTTGCCGGCGACCGGAGCGGCCAGTGACAGGGCCGGTACGGCGCTGAAGGTCGTGCCCTTGGTGCCGGCCCGAATGCGAAACTTCTTGGCCGTGTTGGCGGCCTCGGCGGCGAACAGCAGTTCCTGGGTCGCATTCCCCGGCTCGTAGTGAAGGTCCGCCGTGAAGGGGCTGTTACCGCGCGGGCCAGGAATGGTCTCGGTCTCGCCGGCTGGGGTGTCGAAATCAGTCGCATCGATATCGTTCGCCGGCCTTCCGCCGCCGGCGACGTTAGTCACGCCGGGCACGGTCACATACGACGGGGTATCGGTCTCGGAGGTGTCGATCTCCAGCTTCATAAAGCCTTGGGCAAGCACGGCCATGTTCAATTCTCCTGGGTGTGCCTGAGGATCAGGCCTTGGAAGGGGCGGTGGCAGGGGCGGTGGCAGGGGCCTTCACGCGCTCAGCCAGGCCGGCCGCTTCTAGGCGAGAGGCGATCTCAGCCGAGGGCGCGCGGAATGTCGCGCTGGCGGCGACACCACCCTGCGGACGGTCATCACCGGCAAGGTCGCGGTCGCTGAAGCCGACGAGGGCTTTCATGGTCACCATGGTCAGGTCTCCTGAAGTTCCAGCCGGAGCATGACGCGTCGGCCGATGAGGGATGGGTCTGTCGTGGGGGCGGCCACAGGGCCGGTGGCGGTGGCGGTGTTCACCTTGCCGCCACCGACGATCAGGGCGTCAGCCTGTAGGTGGAAGAGGTCACGGATCGCTCGGGCCAGATCATCGATTTCGGCCGTCGAACCGGTGTCCTTGGCGTAGATCCGCACTTCCTGCGTGATGGCGCGGATGGTCTCGCTGAAGGTGCTGGCGTCTTCGTCGGAGGAAGGCGCAGCGATGACTACAGCGAATCCTGCATCGAACTGAAAACTGTCGGGCGCACGGTCGTTGAAAATCGCCGGCTCACCTTCGAACTCAGCCAGGCGGAAGCCTACGCCGGCATCCCCTGTCAGGCGGTAGAAGATGACGGCCGTCGAGTTCATCCTTTGGCCCCCTGGGCGAAGGCATCCGTCAGCCGTTGGGCATGCTCCTTCGCCGGCAGGTCCATGAATGGACGGGCGGCGACCCGCTCAGTGCCGGAGTGGAGGGCTGAGGCGTAAGCCGCATTCGCCACCACCCTGCCGACCACGTCATCTCCGTCCTGATCGAGTGTCGGGTCGGCGTTTGTATTGGCCTTCAGGTTGCCGAGATCAGGGGCGGGAGGACTTCCGGGGGCCGAAGCTTGGTGCTTTCCGTAGGTCCGACCGGAGCCCGGTCGGTTCAGCACGTCTTCCTTCAGTATCTTCTCATATTCGCCGAGTGCGGATCGCAGTCCGTCTTCAGCCTTGCGTCCTGTCAGCCGTTCGATGGCACCGATGTCGAGAGTAACCTTGGCCACGGGTCTGCTCCTGCTATGCTCAGCACATGGACAAGGCCACCGAAGAACATCTTGAGCTCTTGCAGGGGCGTATAATCGCGCTTGAGGAGCTAGTGACTGGGCTTTTGACGATAGCTGCCCTGAATGCAGACCCTGTTGATCCGGTCGATAGGGTGCGCCGAATGCGAGCCACTGTGTTGGGGTCGCTTCAAAACGTTGATCGGCCGATAGACGAGGTATCAGATCGGATTTGGGGCCACGCTGTGGACGCGCTCAATCGGCGGTTCGATAACATCGCGAAACGGGTCGCTGGAGTCTAGCGGGCCTGAAGCTTGTAGATAGCTGCTGCCGGGTCTCCTGTGATGGCGATCACGTCGAAGGTGGCGGGCGCCAAAGCCTTGGCTGGGTCAGAGGCTGTAATCTTATGCCCGTTGGCGGGGATGACCCCAGCCGGAAGGCTCGCCCCTAAAACCAGCACCAGCCGGTCTGTGGCTGGGATACCGAGAGCTTGGCGGCGGAGGTCGCTGTAGTTTGTCACCAGCACCTTGCAGGGGTGCTCAGCCAAACTGTCGTAGGTGTAGCCGCCTTGACCATCTGGGATGCGGTCACTGCGTATGATCAGGATGCCCTCTTCGAAATCGTCTCCGAAGTCCGCCAGCGCCTCAGCGGCGACGCCCGTGATGATGCTCATCAATCACTCCACGGGCCGGATGTAGATGCTCTCGTCGCATCGGCAGGAGATGGTCTCTGACGCCGGCGCCCCGAGGCTCGTGTCACCCGGGTAGCGCATCCGCGCCCCGCTGGGGCTGGTGAACGGCTGGTCGAGCCCGCGCACCCTCTGCCCGTTCATGTCGCCGTGCGTGTCCCGTTCGCGGCCGTCACGAATGGTGTGCCATCCCCTGACGATGGAGCGTCCGTCGATCCGACCGTCGTCCACCAACTGCTGATAGGCCTCGCGCTTGGCCGCCCGGATGGCCGGCAGCCCCTCCGTGCGGGCGATGACCTCGCCTCGGAGCTGGACCAACCTTGCGGTGTAGCGGGTGATCATGTTCCGGGCGGTGTCAGCGGGGATGCTGCCGCCCTGCTTGATGGCCGTCTGAACGGTCTTGTCGAAACGCCGGTCGCGGCGTTTGCGTGTCAGGTAGTTTCGAAGGCCGGCAGGGTCGCCGGATGCGATTTCCGCCCGCGCGGCCTCCACCGCCTCCCGCTGCGGCCCGGACAGGCCGATCAGTCCGCCCTCCCGGCTGCCGGTGACTCGACTGATCCGCCCGACCAGGTCCAACGCGACGGCGCGTGGGGAAGCCCCTCGGGCCATGCCAGCGGCAAGATGTGTTCGGGCCTGGGCGACCTCATTTTCAAACAGGCCCGTGATCAGTGTCGCGGCGTGGCGCTGGATCCATGACGCGGCGCGCTGATTGCCGGGGTCGAAGCGATAGCCAACCGATACGGACCTCGGCATGGATGCCGCAGCCCCTTGTCCGCCAGCCTCATAGGCCTCGATGATCTTGTTCTCCAGCGGGAGGAAGGCCGCTCGGTCGATGTGCAGAGCGTCGATGGCGTCCTGCAGATCGCCGCGACGGACGGCGTTCTCCAACCGCTGGAGCTCTACGCCTGCCTTCAGTTCGTTGATGGCCTGAATGAAGGCTCTGGCGACCTCGGGGCCGAACTTCGCCGCCAGCTCCCGGAAGAGCCGCCGCTGGTCCGGTCGGATTGCCATCGGTCTAGGGCTTCAGAGCTCGGACGTGGACCGCAGCCATTTCCATGAGGTCCAGATAGGCCTCGAACTGCGCCTTGGCGGTGTCGCGTAGCCGCTGGAGCTCAGTCTCTGGCTGGTCGTTGATGACCGCCTTCTGGAGCAGTTCGGCAGACGTGATCATGTCGCTGAACGTCTCGTTGGCGAGCGCCATCGGCATCCGGTGCGCGGTCAGGCGCGGATTAGGGGCGTCGCTCACGGGCTGAAGGATGACACAGGCGTTCATGTCAGCCAACCGCCCAGAGATAGGGGCCAGACGAGGTCATGGGCCGCAGGTACGGGGCAAGCAGACCCTCGACCAACGTCAGACGCACGGTAGCGTCGGCCACAGCGTCTCCTGTCCCCTCGAAGAACTCCTTCTCCAGCCCCTCGATCTTTTTCCGCTTCACCGCCCCGGCCTGCGCCACGGCCACGGACAGCGAGCTGGGGTTGTGCGCTTCGTGCCAGGCTGCGGCGTATGTCGCCGTCTCCAGCGCCGTGAGCAGAGGATCGGTCGTCTGGTCGCCGATCAGGCGCGCTCCGTAGGTCGCGTCGATGTAGTCGGTCGCGCGCCGGCGCAGGATGGCTGCCGAGGGAGCGCCGGTGGGCAGGGCGTGACCCCGGAGGGTCATCCATGCCTCGTAGCCTTCATCGCTCCCTCGGGCCACCGGATCAGGCCTTCTTCTGATCGGCCACAAACGCGGCTTTGTCCTCGTCCGACAGATCATTGAAGGCGTCGGCGTCAGCCTTGGTCATACCGCTCAGCAGCACTTCCTCGCCCTTAGTGATGTTGAACTTGCCGCCGCCGTGATGCTCGGCCTTCAGAGCGCCGTCAGCGGGGTTGGTGACGGCGGTCTTGCCCTTGCCGGACGAGACCACGCGATAGCGGCCCGACCAGGCTACCGGCTCTTCCTTGACCGTCAGCTCGGTGCCGACGGGGATTTCCTTGCCGTTGGAGTCGTAGATCCCGCCGGCGGTGATTTCGATGCGCATGGTGCGCTCCTTCTCAAGAGGAGAAGGCCTCGGCCGAAGCCGAGGCCCCCGCCGGTTAGCTGTCGATGTCGGTGCTGTAGAACACGCCCGACTTGCCGTTCACGTCGGCCCGGATGTCGATGCCGAGCGCGCCCATCACCAGGAACTGATAGTTGTCCGTGGGGTTGGGGCGAGCCATGGCCGTGGTGTTCACAGCCATGCCGACGATCGGCCGGATGAACTCGGGCCGAGGCACGAAGCCGAAGAACTGGTTGCCCGACAGCTTGAACGTCACATCGATCTTGCCGATGCGGCGGTTCGTCAGCAGGTGTTGCAGCAGGGTTCCGTTCTTGAACCCGCTGGCGCCCGAATAGGGGCGGTCCAGGTTCCGGCCGATCTCGGGCGACACGTAGATGTTGACCTTGCCCGTCACCAGGTTGGCGTCGAGCATGGCGCCTAGGGTCTGGGTGAAGAACGCATCGATCGCATCGGACGTGGTCGCCGCCGAGGTAAGGTCGATGTTCGCGCCGCCGCCGGCCGTCCCCAGGTTGATCGCCTTGGAGTAGGTGGAGGTGCGGATGCCCTTCGCGCCATAGCCCTGGAAGGTGATGGCCGCGTCTCCGTCCAGCACATAGTCGGCCTGGTTGCGCTTGAGCTTGTCCAGCGCGGCCTCCTGATCGTCGGCCAGGGCGTCGAAGTTTTCGGAGCGAAGGGTGTTCCACTCCCGCCACTCACGCCCGTAGCCGGCCGAGAAGATCGGGACCGGAGCGCCGCGATAGTCGTAAGTCACCTTATCCATGGGAACAGCGACCTGACCGGTCATCGAGCGGATGACGGGGTTGTTGGCGTCCGAGGCCACGCGGGTCATGTGGACCAGCTTGCCGATATTGACCGGCTTGGCCAGCGCCATCAGGTCAGCCATGAACACCTCCCCGCCGTCGTCCCGGAGGACGGTGCGGGTGATGGTGTCCAGATCCAACCACGCATCGCGCGGCAGTATCGAGGCGTTGACGGCCACACCGGAGACGTTGCCGTAGAGCGCCGCATGGGCGTCTTCGGTGCGGTGGAAATGCTCACGCGCCATGCTGACCTCGCCCCACCATTGCTGGTGAGGACGGGAGTTGGCGACGAGCTGATCGTCGAAATAGCGCATCGTCTGATCTCCCTTACGAGGCGGCGGTCAGCTGACCGTTCGTGGCGGCACGGAACCGCACGAGTTGATCGCTGCCAGAGGCGTTGTTGTAGATTTCCTCGGCGTACCCGATCACCAGGTCCGAGGTGGAGGCGATGGCCAAGGTGCCGTTGGCGCCCGGGGTCAGGGCGGTGCCCACGGCGGAGATGTTCACGCCGGTGGCGACGCGGCCGTTGAAGAACTGCTCGTCGAGCAGCTCCATCCCGATCACGACATCACCAGAGGCGTAGGCGTCATCGGTGCCCTTGCCGGCCAGATAGTTGTCCTGCGCGATCCAGACCTTGCCAATGGTCGAGGCGCCGGCGCGGGTGAAGTTGCCCGAGGACAGAACGATGAGGTTGCCGGGCTTGATGTTGCCATCGGCGGCGGGGGCCTCGCGGACCTGCGGGGTGACCTGCGTCACCGGGCCGGCAAAAATCTTGTTGAAGCGGGCCATCTTACTTCACCTCCGCCTTGGGCAGTTGGAAGGAAGGCTTCTGGTCGCCGGGACGGAAGGCGTTGGCCAGCGGGGCCGCCTTGCCGGGCTCACCCTTCGGGGCCAGCTTGCGCAGGGCGTTGAGCGTGAGCTCCTTGGCGGTGTCTTCGTCCAGGAGGTTGGCGGCGACGACCTTGCCGACCAACTCGGCCTGTTCGGCGTCGTCCTTGGCCTTCTGGTCGGCGGCGTTGGCCGTCAGCTGGTCGGTGACCGGCTTCAGGGCATTGGCGACGGCTTCGGCCACCGAAGTGCCGATGGTCGTGCCGATGTTCGCAACGCTTTCCGAGAGGGTCTTCACCTCGCCGGACAGCGCATCGAACTGTTCTTTCGAGACAGTCATGTCAGCGTCCTTGTTTTGCTGTTCAGAGGGGACCCGCTCGGAGCCTTTCAGGGCCTCGATAAGGGCGGTTTTGACGCGCTCCAGCCACGACGCACGTTCGCGCCGGTCCAGAGCCTGGGCGAGGTGATCCAGCGCCCAATCGACCCCACGTTCAGCATCCTCGGTGAGGGTGCTGTTGATGACGCCGATCTCTTTGCCCGCAGAGTTGACCATCATGCCGACGCCCTGATCGGGAGTGGCCGCGCCATCCTCGTCAAGCAGTATGGCGTCGTGGTCGAACTCGATGTCGCGAGCGGTGAATTTGTAGGGAACGTCGCCATTCGCGGCGTCCATGACGGCCAATAGGCCGGTTGATGTGTGGATCGGGGAAGAGGCCTCAATGGCCGCGAGGACGCGCTTGCCGCCTTCCGACTGATTGGCGAACTCGATGTCGATGACCTTGTCGAGAAGGACGCGGCCCTTCTCTTGGCGGACGTTCTCGTTCCACGCCCCGATGTAATGGCCGTTGATGCCCTCGGGGTCGCGGGCGGACAGGAACTTGCCGTTGATCCTGGGATGGCCGAGCGGGGCCGGGGTGCGCTCAAGGGTCTTGAAGGACTTCGCGATCTCAGTGGCCGGGTAGAGGATGTCATTCATCACAACATCGTCAGGGAGGGTGGCCGAGGGGACGATGACCACGTCGCGGCCGTTGCGCTTCTCCCGCCGGATCGCTGCCGAGTTGGCCAGGGTCCGGATGTTTACCCGGACCTGGTCGCCAGCGGCCACGCCCTTGTTCACGACGAACGTGCGGGCGTTCATGCAATCGAGCATGGGCGGCCTCCTTCGATTGTTGGGGTGGATCAGGCGGCTTTCGCCGGCTCGACCTCGGTCTCGACCACGTCGCCCATGGCGTCGGTCTCTTCGTCTTCGTCGGGGTCGTCGCGATACCGCTCGGCGTCGGACAGCGGCTCCATGCCGACGGCGCTTCGAATGTCGTCTCCGGTGAAGACGATCTCCTCACCCATCTTGGAGTTGACGTCGGCCATCTTCACGGCCCGGTCGATCTTGTCGCCCATGGAGGCTTCGGTCAGGTCAGACCAGCTTACGAACCAGTCCGCCGGCTTCAGGATGCCGAAACGCTCCAGCCGCTGGACGAACGTCATGATGGTCGGGATCACGCGGTTGGTGCGCCGCCCCATGTTGACCTTGTTCCACTCGGCGGCGTCCTCGGTCGAGGCGCGCTCTCCTGTCTGGGAGCCGACGAGGATCTTCAGAGGGGCCGAGAAGGTGGCCGCGAACGATTGGAGGGCCACGGCGAAGAAGTGCTCGGGCGAGGGCAGGGTGACTTGCATAGGCGTGGCGGTGATGCCCTGCAGCAGCATCGAGGCGTCGAAGCCGGCGTTGAAGTCCTTCACCTGCTCATCGATCTTATCGACCACCTCGGCCACCGGAATGTTCATGGCGCGGGCCATGTCATCGATCTTGGCGTCCTTGTCGATCTGGAGGCTCAGGCCCGACTTGGCGTTCTTCCAGAAGCCCTCGCCACCGCCGCCCCTGATCTTTTCCATGTCGAGGAGGGCGTTGTAACCGGGCTCCAGCGCGGACCGGCCGTTCAGGGTGCCGTCGGCCGACCAGATGATGACGCGGTCGGGGTGGACGTTGAACTGTCGCGGGGCCTTGCTGTCGCCGACTGCCGACTCGGCGAAGGCATACATCTTCGGCCGGCCGTAGGTCTCGGACCGCTGGTCCTGATCCCACTCGCTGACCGAAAGCTGGCCTTCCCAGGCAGGGATGACCTCGACCAGTCCGAGGAGTCCGCCGCGAACCGTCGTGACCGGCGCGCTGAACGGCTGATCGTCTGCGAGGCGCAAGATGAGACCGGAGTAGGAGCCGACCAGCGAACGGCCGTCCGCCTCCGCCATGTGCTGCCAGACCCGCAGGTCAGCAAAGCGCTTGCGGATCTCTGCCTCAAGCTTCGTCTCACCTTGGTCGCCAGAGACAGTCCCGTCCCGCTGGAACTCCTGCAGGAAGGGGTTGTCCTCCCACGTCTTGCCGATCGTCTTGTCCACCGCTGCTGTGGCCAGAGGATAGCGGCAGTAGGCATGAAAGGCGGTGCCGAAATCGACGGTGTCCGGGTAGCCGAAGTCGGCTGCATGGTTGTGTTTCGCGCCCGGGAAGAAGCCAGGGAACATCCCGACCAGCGTTCGGGTGGCCCGGTTCAGCAGCCCTTGGCGCGCGCTCATCAGCGGTGCCGGCTCTTCAGGAACATGGCGACGGTGGATTCCTCGCCCAGCTTCAGCTCAGTCACAGCCCAGACGAGGGCGTCCATGCGGTTCGGCGATTCATCGCCCTGATAGCCGGCCGGTGTCGTGCTGAGCATCTCGGCCTCCATTAGCGGGAACTGCTCGCGGTGGCGGATGCGGTTCTGGTCGTAGAGGGCCGCCACGGGTTCGGCCCGGACGGACTTGCCCCGGCTGGCAGTCACCATGACCACGCGTGTCTTGACGCCAGCCGCCCGAAGGGTGCTCTCGACCATGTCGCCGCCGAAGTTCTTCTCGGCAACGACGCAGTCCGCGTTCCAACGATCTGCGGCTTTAGCGACCTCGGTAGCCCATGCCATAGGGCTAGTGGCCGGGCAGGTCGCGTCCTCAAGGATGATCGCGCCGTCGCCGTACTCGGCCGCCACGACAATCCCGACGTCATCTCCGCCGCCGGATGGGTCGACGCCGATCACGACCCGCTTCAAGTCGCCCTCGCTGGCCATTCGGCCTTGTCGCCAGGCTTCATCGAGGTTGGCGCGGTTCCAGATCGCGCCTTGAACCGACGGCATGTAGCCGCCAAGCCATATCCACGCGGCCCGCAGCTTGTCCTTCAGATAGTCCAGAGCCATCAGCTCCCGGAGAGCCTCCGGGAAGTGCGGGTTCTGATCGTAGTTGATCTTCCTGACGACGGCGCCCTTTGGCTTCACCGGGCCGCGGAAGAACACATCGATCGGGTCGGTCGCCAGCTTGGGGTTCCAGATGGCCCAGAGCTCCGAGATGGCGGTGCGGAGAATGGTCGGCATCAGCACGTCCAACGAGGCCTGCCGGGCTTCCTGCGCTTCCTCAAGGATGGTGAGACCTGCGCCCTCCAGAGACTTGATCCCCTCGGGCTTGCCGCTCTTCCAAAGGCCGATGAACATGATCTTCTGGCCGCCGAGGCCAAGGAAAGTGCCGTCGACCTCGCGGAAGTAGGTGCCGAGGAGCCCGTAGTGCTCAAGCCTGTTGCGGACCAACTCCAGCGACGACTCCTTCAGGTTCGCCATGATTTCCCGGAGGAAGACGACCCGAAGCCGCGGCGTGGTCACGGCGTGGAAGATGGCCGCGTTCACGAACTCCCACGACTTCGCAGAGCCGCGCCCCCCGAAGGCCGCCCGGTAGCGGTATGAGCCCAGCGGCTTCTCGGTCAGGAACCGGAAGGCCGCGATCGGCTCGAAGATCATCCCTGCGTCTCGTAGTCCTCGTCGCTCGGCTCGGCCGGTTCGGTCGGCGCGACGTAGGTGACGCCGAGGACGGTGTGCTTGAAGTCGTACTCGCCCTTCTCGATGACGAGGCCGTTCAGGTTTGCCGCGTCCATTAGGCTCGCTCGTGCCACTTGGAGCATAGGCGCGTCCTCCTTCGCCTCAGCCTTGGTGGCGATTGCGAGGAGGCGCTTGGTCACGCTGGCGACGCTGATCTCAGCCCGTTCTGCCGCCCGCGCCTTCAGGTCAGCGACACGGTCGGCGACCTTAACATTTCTGACCAAGCGCGAGGCGCCAGCTTCCAGTACTGAACTGACGCCGCTGTAGCCTGCGGTGCGATAGGCTTCTGACTGGCTTGAGCCCTTCGCCAACTCCTGGGCGAACCGTTCGTGGCGAGCGTTTTCGAGGGCGGGCAAATCGCGCCTCCTGTGGACTGATTGCCGCCGGTGCGTTGAAGGACGGATCGATTCTGTCACGCTCAGCGAAACAGGAGAACTGCCATGGAAACCTACATCCACGTCTTCATCCGTAAGGGCGGAGAGTTGGTGCGGTGGGATGAGAGTTGGACGCCGGACGAACTGGGGGGCGTATGCCCCGCCATCGGCGATACGATCATCGACCCAGGCCTTCCGGCTCCCTCCGAAAAGAGTGATTTTGCCACACCAAGCAAGCGCACCTTCTACAAGGTGGCCGAGCGCTACTTCCGCCCAGAGGCGAGCCATACGCAGATCATGCTGGTCGTCGAGGAGCGCTTAGGACGCGAAGACGAGGTGGAGCTGCTCTGATCCAGCCGTTGCCGTAGCGCGGAACATGGTCGAGAGCGGGAACGAAAAAGCCCCGGCCGCGAGGGCTGGGGCTGGTCAGGCGCGTCTAGCGCGTTTGGCCTTGTGCGCACACTACCTGTCCGTCGTCAAGATGTGGTGGTTGGCGTCGCTCCAGCCCATAGGCAATGGCAGCGCAGTCAAGAGCAAGGATCAGGGCGGCCGACATTGAGGCCCGCACCGATCCACTGCTCGACAAGGTGAGCAGGTTTGACCCCTTGCCCGCCACCTCCCTAAGCGCCCAGACGGCGCGCCCCACCTTCTCGACAGCGCTCCGGCCGTTGGCGCCTCGGAAGGACCGATCCTCGTCCTGGATCATGGCCTCGAGGTCGCGGACGAACAGCTCGCGCTCCAGCCGCTTCTGCGCCCAGCCGTCTCCGCCTCGCACGATCTTCCGGGTTTGGTCGATTGCGGGCGGGGTGAGGCCCTTCTCGGGATCCAGCAGCTCGTAGTCGGCGCGGTAGCGAAGCCCGGCCGCATGTTGGGTGATCGTGATCGAATGGGCGGTGAGCAGGGTCTCCAGCCCGTCACGGCTGGCGATCCGCTTGCGGTCCTGGGGCTCTTGGCGTTTGGGCTCGGCGAACACCCCGCCGCGTAGCCCCTCCAGGTGCTCCAGCTCCGCGTTGTCGTTGGCCTTTCGGTAGGCCTCGACCCGCCGGCTGACTTCCTCACCGATGGCGAGGAGCTCGGCTATCGCCGCCGCTCGCTTCTTGGGATCGTCGGACTTGAGCCGATCATCGGCCCGCCGCGCTCGCTTCGCCTGGTCGATCGTCAGCAAGGCCGGATCATAGGTTGGCCGAGGCTGCGAGGCCTCGTCGAGCGCCCGCCGCTGCATCTGGCGGAAGATGCGCTGACCGGGTGTCTCCTTCACCCTGAGGTCATGGCTCGACGCCTCGTTGTCGTTCGCCAGTATGGGCGCGTTGTCGTTCGCCCCGATCTGGCGCGGGGCTGACGGCTGGGCATGCTGCTTCTGGCGCCGGTCGCGCTTCTTGCGGATGCGGGCGGAGGTCATGCGGCTACTCCAGTCTGGTCGAGCAGGGACGGGGCATCGTTGGCCGCTTCGACATCGAAGTGAACCTTCATCCGCTGCGCCCAGCTGGCGAGCTCGGACGCGAGGCGGTCCCGCACGAAGGCGTTTCTGGCGATGAGCGTCCGATCGGAGCCCCGCCAGGTGCAGTAGGGGTCCAGCCAACGGCGGGCGAAGTCCTCGTCTTTCTCGGCTACGACGGTGGCGCGAAGCTCGGGCGGACCGGCGAAGGAGGGGGTGCCACCAGCGGTCGGCTCTTCGTCGCCCCAGTTCAGGTGCTTCCCGTCCTTGAGCCAGACCGCCATGTCAGGCGCGCCTTTGCCGCCGCAGGTTTCAGCGACGTTGGGCGTGAACCGCTGGATCGCTCCCACCAGACCAGCCCGTTCGGCATCCGGCAGGCGCTTCCACGCCGCCACCGCGTTAGGCTTCGATGATCGGCCCTTGTGGTGGGGGTAGGCTTTCCAGGCAGCCTCGAAGGCCTCCGGATACGATCGATCCCTCGGCTTCGGCGTCGCTTCGGCGACAGAGGAAGCGTTAGCTTCCTTCTTAGATATCCCTGTCCCTGTCCCTGTCCCTTGGAGCAAATGTCCCGAGGGACATCGCGGCGTGTCCTCGGGGACGGAGGCGGGACGGGGAACTGGTTGGGCAGGGGACACCCCTGCTAGAAACTCTTCGTATGTGGGGCTCGGATTTTCAGTCCCGTTGCGCTGATTGGCCTTCTTGATCCGGGCACACTCCGAACGCCAGCGCTGCTGCTTCTTGCTCTCCCACGCGGCCAACACCTGTTCGGCGACGATCGGGTGATAGAGGCGGCCGTCATCGCACTTCACGAAGCCGCGCAATGCGCCATCGCGGTGCTTCTTGAAGGTGCGGGTGTCTCGGCCGAGACCGATCAGCTTGGTGAGCACCGCATCGTTGTCAGGCAACGAGCCGGCCGGAAGTTGATGCCATGCTGCCGCCCAAAGGAGCACGGCATACCAGCAGGCTTCTGGCCTCTCCTCGGCCGCGAGGTCGCTGTCTCGCAATCGGGCGACGTGCAGCGGCATGAACGGGAAGTCCTGAAGATCGCAATCGGGCGGTGTCAGGGGCTCTGTCATGCGTCACCATAGGGAAGACGGGCCTCGGGATAGTCGCTGTCGCGGGCCAAGTTGCCGAAGCGGGTGGTGTCTTCATGAAAGGACAGGCGCACTGTGCCGATGGGGCCGTGGCGCTGCTTTCCGATGATGACCTCGGCCTGGCCCTGGCAGGCCTGCATGGCCTCGATCCACTTCAGGTGAGCGTCAGTGCCGGGTTTGGGCTCGGTGCGGCTGAGGTAGTAGCTCTCGCGGTAGACGAACATGACGCAGTCGGCGTCCTGCTCGATTGAGCCGGACTCTCGCAGGTCGGACAGCATCGGCCGCTTGTCGTCCCGGCTCTCGACCTGCCGGCTGAGCTGAGAAAGCGCGAGGATCGGGACGTTCAGCTCCTTGGCCAGGGCCTTGAGCGCCCCGGTGATCTGGCTGACCTCCTGGACGCGATTGGAGCCCTTTCCGCCATCCGTGGTGATGAGCTGGAGGTAATCCACCACGATCAGATCGAGACCGTGCTTCCTGTGGTGGCGCCTAGCGCGGGCGCAGAGCTTGGCGATGTGGATGCCGCCGGTCTCGTCGATATGCAGGGGGATCGACTGGAGCTCGGCCTGGGCGTCCTTCATGCGCCGGAACTCGGCTCCGTCGATCAGCCCTTTGCGGATACGGTCGTTCGACACGCTCGCAGCGTCCGAGATGATGCGGAGCGCCAGCTGCTCTTTGGACATCTCAAGCGAGCCGAAAAATACCCGGCCGCCGGCGATGGTCCGCATGCCGCCCGGCGCGTCGGGATCGGGTTCGCCATGCCATGCCTTGGCGACGTTGAAGGCGATGTTCGTCGCCAGCGCAGTCTTGCCCATGGAAGGCCGTCCCGCGACGATCAGGAGGTCGGAGGGGTGCAGACCGCCCAGCTTCTGGTCCAGGTCCGTCAGTTTGCTCGCCAGGCCGGTGAGTTGCCCATCCCGGCGGTAAGCGGCCTCCGCCTGGGCCAGGGCGCCCTCCAGCGCTTCGGAGAAGGTCGCCACGGCCTTTGTCTGCTCACCGGTTTCAGCGAGGGTGAACAGCGCCGCCTCCGCCTTCCCGACGTGCTCCATGCCGGTGATGGTCGGATCGGTCGCATCCTTGATGATGTCCCCGCTGATGCGGATCAGGTCGCGGCGGATCGCCTGGTCGTAGATGGCCCGGCCATAGTCGGGCGCATTGCGGGAAGGCGGCGCCCGGTCCACGAGATCGAACAAGTAGACCGACCCCCCGAAAGCTTCGAAGGCCGGGTCCTCGCCGAAGGCGTCGCGCAGCAGCATCGGCTCGGCGATCATGCCCTTGGTGATCGACCCGGCGATCTGGTCGAACAGGCGCTGATGGAACGGCTCGTAGAAGTGGGCGCCGCGCAACCGGTCGGGCAGGCGTTCGAACACGGCGTTGTCGAACATCAGCGCGCCCAGCAGGGCCTGCTCGGCTTCAAGGTTATGGGGCAGCGAGGGGGCTTCGGCTTCCGGCTCCATCATGCCCGCTCCTCATCGAACAAGGGGCCGCACCGGATCACCTCGGCCCGCGCATCGGCGGCGTCGGCCCAGCGGAGGAACTGCTCTGCGGCCTTTGGATACCGCTTGGCCCGCGCCTTCGCTTCACGGCGGAGCATGCCGGCGTAGTGCTGCTCCAGGGCGACGAGATCGCGGCGGTTCATGCTTCCCCCCGATCATTCGCCGCAGTCAGCCGTGCGAAAGCATGCTCTGCCGCCGCGCTCTTGATCGCCCTGGGCAGGCGGAACACCGCGCATACGTCGGCCGCGACCTTGTTCAGGGCGGTGGCCGTTTCGACCCGGCCGATGATGGGGAACCGATGCTCGGCTGCGATGTCGATCAGATCGCCCAGGATGGCGGCGCGCTCTTCAGGATCCTCCAGATCAGCCAGGAGGCCTGCGACGGAGCGGCGGGCAGTCATGCGCAGGAACATCGCCCGGGAGGCGCGAGCCGCCTTCGCAGCCGGGGCTTCGCGGCTCCGATCAATGCGCTCGACGAGATAGGTTTCGCGGCCCCTCATGGTCGGCTCGCCAAAGCAGAGTGGATCACGGCGCGCTTCGCCGCCATCAGGTGCGCAACCGGCTTGTGCTTCCGGCGGGCAGCGCTGATCTGCCGGTCGATTGGGCGCATGACCCGGCGCAGACGCCAGCGGGCCACGGCGTAACGGACGGGTTCGAACAGTCTGGTCATCGAATCCACCCGTCGTTATCGTTGTCGGACCGGGGCAGGCGCTGGATCGCGCGATCAACCGCAGCCTTCGCCGCGCCGAAGCCGGCCAGGTCGTGGATCACCCGCAACGAACCTTCGATCCGGGTCGCCTCGGCCATGATGGTGTCGGACCGCTGCCGCATGGCGTTGATGGCTTGATCGGGGCTCATCCGGTGAACCTCCGAAGGGTGCGCTCGTAGGCCTTCGCCGCCAGAGGGGCGCGTGTCAGATCGCGGGCGGCGGCCTTGTCGGCATGGCGAGGGCAGTAAGCCGCCACGGTGATGTTCGCGCCCTCGGGGACGGGTTCGCCGCAGCACATCTGGTTTGCGGGGCGGTCCGGCGTTCCCATCGGCCAAGCGCATTGGAGGCGTCGGCGGTCCATCAGGCGGATCGCGCCAGCGGGCTCGACCAGCGTCAGGCGAGGCGGCATCGGCGCTGCTGGGGCCGGCCGTCCCTTCCGAGCGTTGATCGCCCCGGCCTGGAGGTCGCGCTTCACCGGAGGGGCGACGACGATGCGCTCTAGCGGCTTGCAGCTGGCCACTTTAGGCGGCCCGCTCTTCTCCCGGACCCAACCCTTCCGCCAAAGCCGCGCGAGCACCGCCGTCCGTGATCGACCGGTGAGCTGCCGCGATATGGCAGACCCGGTTACGCCCTCCGCGCTCAGCCGCCGGATCAGATTGTCTTCCGCCTCAGTCCACAGAGCGCTCATCCTGCCCTCCCGAAATTCATTGGATCCCAGCGCCCCGCCTGCTCCGGGTGGCGCAGCCGCAGCGCGCAAAGCCAGATGCCGAATGCGTCCGCTTCATCGGAGACCTGGGGGTCGAAGCCGTAGTGGCGGGCAGCGGCCATCATCTGAGGCTTCTCCGCTCGCCCATGCCCGGTGAGGGCTTTCTTCACATGGCTGGTCGAGACCTCAGCGACCTCGATCCCCAGCCGGTGTCCGACCATTTCGGTGACGCCGGCCATGCCCTGGAGCTTCCGGGTGGTGGCGATCTGCGTCTGTCCGGCCAGGATCGGGGCTTCAAACACGATCAGCGTCGGCTCGACCTCGCGCACCTTGGGCTCCAGCCAGTCCTGCCATGCGCACAGGAACCGGCCCACGTCGGGTCCGGTCGAGGGCATGCGGACATGGCCGAGCGTCGGCACCTCGCCTGTATCGGCGGGGCCGAAGCAGAAGCCCGTGCAGGTTGCCAAATCGAGAGCCAAGAACATCACGCGGCCCTCGCACAGTCACCAAACAGATCGTTGGCGGCGGTCGCATAAGCGGCGTGTGCCTGTTCCGGATCATCGAAGTATCCCAGGTGGCGCTGCCGTCCGTCCTTCTGGATAGCGGCCGACCAGCGGCCATGGTGCTTGTGCCAAGAGACGCCCTTGAACCCGCTCGTATTGCTGCGCCGCGCGGGGACGTTGGCGCCATTCAGCGACTTGGGAACATCGCGTAGATTGGACCATCGGTTGTTCGCCTTGTCGGCGTCGATGTGGTCAATCTCTCCGAACGGCCACTCGCCCGTTACGATGAGCCATGCGAGCCGATGAGCGGACCAGAGACGGTAGCCGTAGCCGACGACCACATAGCCTTTCGGCTGGATGTAGCCGGCGACCGACCCTGCCTTGTAACGGGTCGACGTTGTGACACGCCAACGGAGAAGGCCGGTTTCTGGTTCGTAGGTCCACAGCGCGCGTGCCTGCTCAGCCGTCAGGTTGGTGACGGGATTGCTCTTGCTCGCGCCAAGCAGGCCTGCGCTCATCGGCTTGCCGGGCATCAGGCGGCGTCCGGCTTCTTGGCGTCGGTCGCGTCGTTGTCGGCGACCAGGACCGGCCCAGCCAGCTTAACTCCGCTGTCCGCCTTCTCAGGGTTATGACCGGCTTCCGACATCGCCCATGCCAGCTTCTCCTGGCCGGCATGCCACCCGCGAAGGAACGCCGGCGCGTGATGCGGCGCGAAGTTGTCGGGCATGGTGCTGTCGTCGCCGCGAAGGCCGGCCGTATAGCCCTGGCCCTCCGCATGCAGTTCGTCCTGCGCCGGGGAGGGCGAGGCGAACAGATCGGCCTGTGTTCCGGCCGGCAGACCCGCCCAGGATCGCAGCTGCGCCCGACGCTCTTCCTCGGCCGTCAGATCGCGGCGGCTGGCCTTGCCGTCGTCCAGGATCGCCTGGAGTTCCTTGCGGGTGAAACCGTCCGTCTTGGCCTCCCGGAACAGGTCGGTGAGCGCGTTGGCCTCGGTGTCGTAAGCAGCCTTGGCGATCGCCTTCTTCGCTTCCTGGATGCGCAGCTTGTTCAGGTGCGACAGGAAGACAGCTTCCTCGTTGCGGTTGGGGATAGCGGGGGATGATCCCGCTTCCGGGGCCTCCGCCTTGCTGGTTAGTGTCTTGGCCATCTGGCCCTCCTTCACGACCGCTCAACGGGGCGGCCAGTCCCGTGGTGGTCAGGGAAAAGTCTGCTCGGCGGCATCAAGGGAGGCCCGGCAGCGGATCAGCACGGACTCGGCCTGGGCCAGCTCGCGGCGGGCTTCGTCGATCTCGTTGGCGCTCAGCCGGCCGTCAGCCAGGGCGCGGCGGATGTAGGACTGGAAGTCGGCACCCTCCTCGGTCAGCAGGCAGCCGAGGTCGCGCAGACACCCGGGCTCGACCTGTTGGCCGAGATTGCGGCGGATGAAGCTGGAGTAGATCGCCCGTCCGGCATGCTTCTCCAGATCGGCCATGACATCGGCCGGCATGTTGCACTCCGGCCGGTTCGGGTTCTGGTAGGTCGAGAGAACGCCCTCGCTCACCCGGCAAGCGCGCGAGGACTCCAGCAGCCCGCCGCAGGCCTCGATCAGGTCACCCGCCAGGCGCGCATGCTCTCTGCTGCTGATGGCGGGGCGGTGCGTGGCAACTCCCATTTGTTCGGCTGCTTTCTTTGGGTGAACGGCGATTGCCGTCACGCGATGATGGGGTCGGGTTGAAGAGGGAGGGCGCCGTGATCATTCGCGGCTTGAAGAGCGTCAGGGTGCAGCTGGGCGATGTCGGCTGTTGCGGCCGCAAGCAGTGCCCGTGCGCCATGGTTCACGACCTTGACGGCGTGGGCGGCGTCGATCGCGCGCCTCAGAAGCCGCAGGTTGTCCCCGTCGTCCTCCGCGTTGTCGGCAGCCAGCAGAAGGTCCGCCAACTCTTCGGAAGCCACGATGACGGTCTCACACAGAGACATCGGGGCCTCCGGTGAGAGACACGCTCTGCCGGGTGCGCTGGGGGGGCCTGACGCACCCGGCAGAGGCCGCCGCGCCGTGGTTTTCAGTCCGTCGCGGCAGGGGGGTCAGAGGCATGGCCTACGCCGCCTCCGAATGGGGAAGGGGGTCGTCGTTGGCCGGCTTGGCGGCCTCGGCCAGGCGCTCCAACACCTGCACGGCGCGAGGGCGCCAACCGTGTCGACGCCAGTCCATCAACGTTGTGTACGGGATCCCCGACCGTTTCGAGAGCTCAGGAAGCCCCTGCTCGTCGGCGGCTTGTTCGATGGCCCTGATGATGCTGTCGACGTCCATTCGCCAGCACTACGATATTCCGTAGATGCTGGCAAGGGGAACTACGGAACTTCGCGGTTACGAGAATCCGTATCACGCTTCAGTATGCGCGGCGATGTCACTTCAAGACGCACGCCGCGACAATTTCATCGCGTGGATGAGAGCCAGCGGCCTCAACATGAACCTCGTCGCCGTGGCGTCGAAGGTCGATTACAATACGATCCGTTCTTACGTCGTGGAGACGAAGGGTAAGCGCACCGGCAGCCTGAGTGGCGAGAACGAAGCCAAGATCGCGGGCGCCTACAACCTTGCGGTGGAAGATATATTTGGCGCAGCGCCTGGATCGGAGCCGCGGCCCAACCACCTTAAGGCTTGGCGAGTGTTCAGGGAGCAGACTGTTGACGAGCTCGCACAGGCCCTGGAAGTGCCGGCCTCGACGGTAGAGTTCTGGGAAAATCAGCCCGACGCGCCGTCCGACAAATGGATCCGACGGGTTGCGTCAGCATTGGGTCTCCGCACGGGTTTCGTTTCTGATCATGCCCCTGACGATCTGGATACCGCCGGACGCGATATGGCGCTGTTACCCACACCCAAACTCGAGACTTCTGCGACCCCGGTCAAAGAGAGGAAACGCGCGTGATCTTCGCTTTTCTTCTGGTCCTCGCTACGCAGACGCCCCTCCAGAGAGACGCTGAGGCGCTGCTCGACCAGCAGTTAACCCGGATCATCGACAGCTACGGCGACATGGCCGAGGCGCTTGGACGTTGCTCGCGGGTCTACCCCGGGGGCTCGGCGCATCCATATGTGCTGAAGGCCCGCCAAGACGTCGCTGACATTGGGGCGGACCACCTCACGACCGAGGCTCAGCGAGTGGAGTCGGTGCTGTTCGCCAAAGCTGCGCAGGAGCAGGGCAACCGGCCCATCACCGTCGCCGAGTGTGCCGCGCAGATCGAAAATTCGGCCGAGATGGTCTCGACCCACGTGGACGGGTTGCGCGATCTGCTGTCGCGGCTAGAGCGCCAAGCGGCGGCGCGCTGAGCGCCGATTTCGAGAAGCCATGACCAAGCAGCCCGATCTGTTCGAACACCCGGATGCAAAAGTGTTCGAACAGGCTTCAAGCGGACCTGTTCGAACACATGGTGTTAAGTCCTCGCTGGAGGTGTTCGAACTCACGCCCGACGAAGCCGCTCTGATCATGGCGTTGGACGAAGCACAGACGTACGAGCTGAAAGGCCGCGAAGTTGCGCCGGCCAAGCTCATGCGCACCCTGTCTGCCTTCGCGAACGCTGACGGTGGCGAGCTCTACGTGGGCATTGCGGAGAATCGCGATGGCGCTCGCGAGTGGGACGGGTTCAGGCGCCAGGAGGACGCCAACGGCCACATCCAAGCGTTCGAACAGGCGTTCCCGCTTGGGACCTACTTCGACTACGCATTCTTAAGCTGTTCGAACAAGCCCGGACTGGTGCTCCGCGCGATAATCAACAAGACCGACCGGGTGACGGTTTGTTCGAACGGGACTGCCTACCTTCGGCGCGGCGCCCAATCCATTGCTCAGAACACGCCGGAGCTCATGCGGAGGCTTGAGTACGCGAAGGGCGTAGCAACCTACGAAACAGAGTTGCTGAACATCGATCTGACGACGATCACGGGATCCGAAGTGACCAGCCGGTTTATGTCGCAAGTCGTGCCGCAGTCCGCGCCGGAGGACTGGCTACGCAAGCAGGCCCTTGTTCGCGACGGGAGGCCGACAGTTGCGGGCTTGCTGCTCTTTGGTGATCTGCCCCAAGCACACCTGCCGAAGCACTGCGGGGTCAAGATTTATCGTTACAAAACCAAAGAAGCTGAAGGCTTCCGTGACGCGCTCGCCTTCCACCCGATCACTGTCGAGGGGCCGCTCATTGAGCAAATCCGCGAGGCCGTCGCGCGGACCGTGGAAGAGGTGGAGAAGATACCTCGAATGACTGATGGCGGACTGGAGGCGATCACCTACCCGCAGGAGACGATCCACGAGATCGTCACCAACGCCCTCATCCACCGCGACTACAGCATCGCGGACGACGTACACATTCGCATCTTCGACAACCGTATAGAGGTCCAAAGCCCCGGTCGGCTCGCCGCGCACGTCACGCTCGCCAATGTGCTGCGAGAGCGGGCACACCGCAACGGTGCCATAGTCCGTATGCTCAACAAGTTCCCCGACCCTCCGAATAAGGACGTGGGCGAGGGCCTCAACACCGCCTTTCGAAGGATGTACGAGGTCGGGCTAAAGGCGCCCGTGCTCGAGCAATCAGAGAACAGCTTTCTCGTTACGATCAAGCACGAGCCCCTTGCCGCGCCGGAGGAAACCATCCTTGAGTTCGTTGATGCGCACGGGACGATCAAGAATTCTCAGGCACGCCAGGTCACGCACATCACGGCGGATTATGTGATGAAGCGCATCTTCGCTCGCATGATCAAAAACGGCCTGATCGAGCAGGTTCCCGGCACCGAAAAGTTCACCACCTGCTATCGCCGGCCGCAAAACCCCGCAAATGAGCCCTGACGGTCAGGCCACGTCATCCAGCCACGGATCCGACTGGACCGCCGGCACCGCTCCGAACGTCTCGATCAGTCGCGGCTCCTCCCATAAATCTTCGTCTGGATGACCTTCGACCGAGAACACGGCAACGCCATCGGAGCCGGTGATCAGAGCCTCGGCACCTGCGCGAGCGCGCTCGGCGTCTAGGAACTGGTGAACCTCGCCACCCTTTAGCCGGCCGCCTCGCAACCAGAACGCTTGAGCGCAGTAGATCGTCTTTCTGGCCATCTGCTGTCTCCCTTCCCGTTAACGAATCACCGAGACGCGAGCGGAGTCGAGTCCGGGCACCAACCTATGCGACCGAGTATGGCGCATCGAGAGGAAATACGGAATGTCGTAGAAAGGTGTTGCGCCTACGGAATACCGTAGTATGGTCTCTCCACACCCGGAGAGAACGCATGTCCCTCGCTCACCAGCCCCAGCCCGTCACGGCCGCCGCGCCGCTGATCACGAAGGGCGACTCTGTCGTCTATACCCCGACCTGCGGGGACCATGAGTTTCAAGCCCGCGTCCTGACCGCCCACAAGGACGGTTCCAGCACCATTGAAGTGCAGTGGGCGGTCCGCGACGAGTCCCTGCTGATGGGCTACTTCGGTGGCAAATACCGCGTCGAAAACCAGCAGCTTTCGGCCCGGACCCGAGCGGGGACGCCGGTCGGTCGCCTCTCGCACCCGGCGGCCAACTGATGGGCCTCCACCACATCTCAGAACCGCTAGGCGCCGTCATCATCGGCCTGGACCGCAGCATGGCGGATCGGACGGGCGCCTCGATCATCCAGACCATCGCCGACGCCGGCGGCTGGACGGCCCCGGAGGAGGGGACTGAACGCTACCGGATGCTGGAGGCGGCGCTGGCCTCGCGCGGGACGCCGTATCGGAACGGGCCGGTTGGTCGGTTCGACGCGTGGTCTCTGGCCAGGAGCTGCGCCACCTATGCGACGGAGCGGGACTGCATCGAGGCGGTGCGCCCGCCGTCCGGCTGGGGTCCGACCGAGGCCGAGGCGCGCAAGGTTCTGACCCAATGGGGCCTGACGGAGGTTCGCCTTCGCCATGCGGCTCCGGGCGACGCGCTGCTGTTCGACATGCCGCAGGGCGGGGTTCACGTGGCGGTCCTGTCGGCTCCCGGCGAGGAACTGTCCTGGGCGATGGCGCCCGGCAAGTCGCTGCCTGAGCCCAAGATCGTCCACGCCATCCCGGCCCGCGCGGTCTGCGAAAGCTGGGCCGGCGCCTACTGGACCAGCAAGCTGATCGGGGCCTTCAGCTTCGACGCTCCCGGCGCGCCGATCCCGGCCGTGCGTAAGCCCTTGGCGGTGGCCGCGTGATGTTCGCCATCGAAAAGGATGTGCCGGTCGCGGCCGAAGCTCGCGGCGCCCCAGTCTACCCGTTTGCTGCCATGGAGCCGGGCGACAGCTTCCTTGTCCCCGACGACTCTGGCCGCGCTCCCAACACCGTGCGGAGAAGTGCGGGTGCGTGGGGAACTCGCCACGGAATGAAAATGACCGTGCGCAAGGTGCCGGGCGGGCTTCGCGTTTGGAGGCTCGCATGACCGGCGTTCGCTCCCCCCTCTGCGCCTCCCTGGTCGCCCAAACCAACCCGACCCGCCTGTCGCACTGCGATCCAGGGCCGGGCGTTGGCTACCGCATCGCCTTCTACGGCGACGACGGAAGCTGGGATCAGGTCGAGACCTCGTTCCCCGTGATGACCCACGACGAGGCCCGCACCCTGATCGCGTCGGCCAATCGCGCCGTATCCAGCATCGGGAGGATCGCGGCATGAGCGCGCTTCTCGACGCCATGGTGCAGCTGATCGGCTTCGCCCTGGCCCTGGTCACATGGCTGGCCATCGGTGCGCTTGCCGGGGCCTCTGCATGGGTTCTGGCCCGTCTGGCCTACGACATCTTCAAGCCGGTGCGCCGATGAGCCGCCCGCACCCTCTGGGCGTCCAGTCGCATCCTGAGTGGGATGGCGTCTGGGATCGCTACGTCGAGCTGTCCGAAGGTCCGGCGGCGGCGGAAGAGCCCACGCCCCTGGCCGACGAACCCTTCCCCGATGGCGCGATCATCTGGGGGGCGATCATCTGCCTGGGCTTCGCGGTCTTGTTGGCGGGGGGCTTGGCATGACCCTGGCCAACCCCATTCCGATGCCCGCCACCGGCAAGATCACCGATCCCGGCGTCTATGCGCTGTCGATGGCGGAGTATCATTCCGACTGCTGCGACGGGCCGTCGATCAGCTCGTCTGGCCTCCGCACGATCTGGAGCCAGAGCTCGGCCCACTACTTCGTGGACAGCCCACTGAACCCCAAGCGCGTGGCGCAGGAAGATCGGCCCGCCTTCGCCATCGGGCGGCTGGCGCACAAGCTGCTGCTGGAGGGTGCGGAAGGGTTGGCGGCGGAGTTCGTCACCCGTCCTGAATGCTGGGCCGACTGGCGCACCAAGGAAGCCAAGACCTGGCGCGACGAACAGGTGTTGGCCGGGCGCACCGTCATTACCGAAGCCGATCTGGTCGCAGTGACCGGCATGGCCGAAAGCCTCGCGCGCCACCCGCTCGTGCAGGCCGGCATCCTGGACGGCTTTGTGGAGCGGTCGCTGATCTGGCGGGATGCCAAGACGGGCGTTTGGCTCAAGAGCCGGCCGGACGTGGTGCCTAATGCTGATGGGATCGTGGCCGATCTGAAGACGACCCCCAGCGTCACGGACGATGACCTTCAGCGGTCGCTGGGCTCCTTCGGCTACCACTGTCAGGCCGCACTGGTGGGCATGGGCATGGACGCGGTTCTCGGCCGCCCGATGGAAGAGTTCGCGCTCGTCTGGGTCGAGAAGACCCCGCCGCACTGCGTCCGCGTCACCGTCCTGACAGGTGAAGACCTGGACCGGGGCCGCATGCAGCTCCGCAGCGCCATCGACCAGTTCGCCCAGTGCGTGGCGACGGGCGAATGGCCGGGGCCGGGCGGCACGAGGCGAGACGCCGAATACCTCCAGCTCCCGCCATGGGCGGCCAAGCAGATCGACATGCGCCTCGAGGTGATCGCCGCCGAGGCCAACGACAACGCCAACCCTTCGAAGGCTGCCTGACATGACCAACGCCCTTGCCACCACGCAGCCGAAGCCGCCGATCATGGCTGGCGGTTCAGTCGCGGCCCTGGTTCCTCAGTCGCTGGACGAGGCCTTCCGCGTCTCGCAGGCCATCGCTGCTTCGGGTCTGGCCCCCCGTGGGCTGGACAAGCCCGAACAGATCATGGTCGCGATCATGGCGGGAGCCGAGCTCGGTCTCGCCCCCTTCCAAGCCCTGCAGTCCTTCGCCGTCGTCAATGGCCGGCCCACGCTCTGGGGCGATGGCCTGATGGCGGTGGCCCGCGCCCAGGGCATCCGCGCGCGGGAATGGATCGAAGGGGAGGGGGACGGCGCCAGCGCCTCTTGCGAAGTGACCCGGCCCGATACGGGCGAGGTCATCCTTCGCACCTTCACGGTCGCCGACGCGAAGAAGGCCAGCCTCTGGGGCAAGGCCGGGCCGTGGCAGTCCTATCCGAAGCGCATGCTCCAGATGCGGGCCAGGGCCTGGGCGCTCCGGGATGGATGCGCCGACATGCTGCGCGGCTTTCAGGTTCGCGAGGAGGTCGAGGACTTCGGGGTGCGGGACATCACGCCCCGCGCGGCTCCGAACATCGCCGCCCGCCTCGCAGCGCCCAAGGACGGCCCGGCCGAGGGGTTCACCGCCCATCATCCCCTGGGCGACGACGACATTCCCGAGTTCGACGCGCCGGCGGACGAAGCCGCGACCGTCGAAGACCCATTCCCCGGTGACGTTAGACCCACCGAGGATGACGCAGCCGGACCCGCTGAGGCCCACGCCGATGACGGAACGGGTCCGGCTGCCGACGACCTCCTGATCTGGGCGAACGACCTGCTGACGGCGGTCGAGGGCTATGATCTGGACGCTTTCGAAGCGCTGGAGGGGAGCGAGCTGGATCTTGCCCGCTTCGCCCAGCTGAAGGTCGAGAACCTGCCCCTCGCCCAGAAGATCGAAGCGGCGATGGTCCGGCGGAAGAAGGCGCTCGGCTGATGGCCCGCGCCGTCGAAGAATGGATCGGCAAGACGCCGGACACCCCGATCCCGCCCCGCGTCAGGCTGCGGGTGTTCGAAGCCCATGGTGGGGTGTGCCATCTGTCGGGTCGCAAGATCAGGGCCGGAGAGCCTTGGGACTGCGATCACGTCGTGGCCATCATCAACGGCGGGGCCAACCGCGAAACGAACCTTGCCCCGGCCCTCCGCGACAAACACCGGGCCAAGACCGCCGCCGACGTAGCGGAGAAGTCCGCCGTCTATCGCAAGCGGTCAAAGCACCTGGGCCTCAAGCCCAAGGGGCGTGGCCTGACCCATCCGACATTGAAACGGGGCTTCGACGGCCTTGTCCGTCCCCGCGAGGTGAAGGGATGAGTGGCCGCGTCGAGATCATTGGAGATTGCACCCTGTATCTGGGGGACTGCCGGGAGATACTGCCGGGCCTCGCGCTCGATCATGTGATGAGTGACCCTCCCTATGAAGACGAGCTTCACGCGGGCGCCAAGGAGCAGCGCATCATCCGCTCGGATGGTCGCAAGATGCACGGCGATCTCGGGTTCGAGGGCATCAACACGACGCGGGCCGAGATCGCCGCATCGTGCGTAGCGGCTTCGTCTGGCTGGGTCATCCTCTTCACCCTTGCCGAAGGGGTCCGCGCATGGCGTGACGACCTTCAGACGGCGGGAGCGAAGTGGGACACGACCTGCTTCTGGATCAAGCCGGACGCCAGCCCCCGGTTTAACGGGCAAGGCCCGGCGCGCGGGGCTGAGTGCTTCGTCACTTGCTGGGCCGGTGTCGGCTACCGAAAGTGGAATGGCGGCGGCAAGCGCGGCGTCTATACCCACTGCGTGAACACCGGGCGCCAAGGCGAGCACCCGACCGAGAAGCCGGTTCCGTTGATGATGGATCTGGTTTCGGACTTCACCCAACCGGGTCAGGTCATCGGCGACCCCTTCATGGGGAGCGGAACGACGGGAGTTGCCTGTCTCGCGCTGGGTCGCAGCTTCGTCGGGATTGAGCAGAACGAGCGTTGGTTCGACCTCGCCTGCCGCCGCATCGAACAGGCCCACAAACAGCCGCGCCTGTTCGCCGAGCCCGCCCCCAAGGCGGTGCAGGGCTCATTGCTGGACGACGCCGCATGACCCGCCCCCACGCCCTATCCCTTGTCGGCTCCCTGATTGGCGGGGGTGTTTGGTGGATCGTGAAGATGACCGCCCAGCTTCCTGAATGGGCCGTGTTCCCGCTGCTGCTTAGCCTGGTCGGCGCGGGGTTTTTCTGCGGGCTGATAGCTGGAGATCGGAAATGATGGCTACTGGATATGTGCACCCTGTCGCTGACGGGACGGTGACCACCCTTCACGACTTCGCGATGCAATGCGCTCGCGGAATGGGCGCCTTGGTGATGATGCGCGACGAGCCTTTTGACGCGCCAGTCCCTGAGCAGTTTGAGCCCGACACCAAGTTTCACGATGAGAAGCTTGCTGCCGCGCGCGATGCCCTAGAGGCGGCGGCAGTGATGACCGACACAGAGGGCGAAGAGCGGTCTGCGGTCACCTTCAACAAGGCCATGGCGGAGCACGTCGCCTACCTTTCGGACGAAGCCGAAAGGATGAGGCGCTGCAAGGCCATGCTGGAGCGCGTCGAGGCGTGGCACACGGAAGCGGAGGGCCTCCGCGAGTTCATGCTGGACCAGCTCCGCCGATCCATCGGGGACGGACGGCCCTACGACATCCCGCCGCCGATCCGCTTGACCGGGGCTGCCTGGCGAGCGGCGCAGATGGAGTCCGCATCGCGCGACATCGCCTACCACGAGGTGGAGCGGAGCAAGGTCATCGCCCGAACCGAGGATCGGAACCGCTGGCTCGCAGCTCTTCGCGCCTCGCTGCCGTCCCCCAAGGAGCCCTCCGATGTCTGACCCCGTAAGCGAAGTAATCCTACTGGACCAGTTCGCAATGGCTGCGCTGACCGGCATCTGCGCCAGGGAGTTGGCCTTGAAGGCATACGCTGGCGATCACGCCAAGCTGGCCTATCACTATGCCCGCGCCATGATGGCGGCCCGCGCCAAGGCCCAGGAGGCGGGCCGGTGAGCGCGCTGTGGATTTACCTGCTCATAGCGGCGGCCTTCTTTTTTAGCGAAATGATCGTCGCCAGGAGTCCCCTGGAGGTTCTGTTTTCCGCCATCGGCGGACTGGTCTGGCCGCTCCTACTGCTTCTGAGGCTTTGGGCTGCGCTGTGTCCACAGGCCGCAGAGCGACTGGCGCAACGCCTCATCCGCCGTTTTACGGAGCGCCCCCAATGATCGACACCACAGAGCTGGAACGGCGCGTGGCCTCCCTCCTGGAGGAGAACAAGGCGCTGCGGGAGGCGCTGGAGGGAAAACCCGCGCCCTTCAAGGTCGGCGATCTGCTGTTCTACGACATGGACGGTCAAGATATCCGCTGCACCTATAGAGGCGACTGCGAGGGCTGGCCCCTAGTCACAGCCGACGCGGACGGGCTGGGTGCAGTCGAGATACGGGTTCGTCCCTCTCGCGTTCGCGCCCGCGCCGCCCTCTCCCGCACCAAGGGAGAGCAGGGATGAGCCGCGAAGACTGGAAATGCCCTGATGATCGTTTTCCTGTCATGGGGCTCGGCTACGCGAGGCCTGGGGAGGCGCATCACACAGTGCCGATGTTGCTCGTTCTGGAGCACGAACCCCAAGCATTCAAGAACCACGGCCAATCAGTCGCTCGGCTGAAGGCGCGGGGAGGATTGTCGTGGTGTGAGTTGGCGGCCGTTCTTGGCGACCGAGAATATCGCCGAATGGATCGGGACGGTGCACACGAAGCGGCGATGCGCCGCGTCCTCGCCTGGCAAGACCGCCAGCGTCGCAACGCCGACGCCAGAGCCCCAACCATGACCACCCCAACCCCCGGCCGCACCAAGGGAGAGCAGGGATGAGCGATTACACCTGGGAGCCCGGTCAGAAGGTTTTTGAACCGTCGCTCGGCTGGGGCAACTGGCCCGGCCGTGTGCTGACGATTGACCGCGTTACGCCGTCCGGCCGCGCCATCATCGGGGACGCGCAATACGACTGTGACGGGCGGCAGCGCAGTTCCAACTCTAGGGCACGGATTGAGCCCTTCACCGAGGCCCACGCCGCTGAGATCGCGCTTTGGAATCGCCGCCAGAGGGCCGTCAAGCTCGCTGACCAGATCAACTGGGGCGATCTGACGCCGGAACAACTCGACGTGGCCTTGCCCGCCCTAGAAGCCCTGTGGAGCGCACCATGACCACCCCAACCCCCGGCCCGCTGACTTCGGCGGAAGGACTGCCGGTCCGTGACGATCTTCGGTCGGTGTGTGATGAAATCTTTGGCCGATGGGACAAGGATATGCGCTCTGGCAAGCTGCTTACAGCTTTGGCCGGGAGGCTGCCGGGTTACGATCCTCGCGTGACGCGCATCCTCGCTGCCCTCGAAAACGAACACGAGGCATCCGGCTCTCTGCCGATCATCGAAGCCGCCTCCGACAAGCTCGACGGGTATGAGCGCAGCGAATGCACCCAATCCTCTCCCGCCCCTGTTGCCGAGGGAGGGGAGGCGGTGGCTTGGCGGTGGCGCTGGACGAATGAGGCTCTCGGCGTCGCGCCGTCTGTGACGCCGCCCTGGCAATATTCGGAGACCGGAGACCTCGGCAACGGCGCGCTGAAGGTGATCCAGCCCCTCTACCGCCACCCCCCATCCGCAGCGGGGAGGGAGATCGCCGAGGCATTGGAACCGTTCGCGGCTCTAGCCCGCCTTCGCTATCCCGACGAGGGCGGGGCTCCGTCATGGATCGACATCATGACGAAAGGCGGGGAACACGACGAGATCGAGCTGAGGAGCCACGTCGCAGCCGACCGGGCCAGCCTGATCCTTTACGGCGATGACTTCCGCCGCGCCGACGCCATCCTCGACCGCCTCCAGTCCAACGGGGGTGGGTGATGGGGGATTGCAAAGATGAGCCGCCCGGCTACTGGCATATTCCGACGGAGACTATCCGCGAGCGCACAGCGCGGGAGAAACGAGAGCAGCGGCAGAAAAAAGCGCGGCGGCGGATGAAGGAGATCGGGGAGTATCCGCCACACCTCTGGAAGCCGGGCTTTCCCGGCGGAAGCCTGGCCTTCCGCGCCCAGCTCCGTCGCCATGCCATAGAAGCCGGAGGCGGATCGCTGGGCATGGTCGGCACGGACGTGATCCGCCTCCTGGACCTGCTCGAACATCATCTGCAGCGCCACCGCCTGGCGGCCGGCGCCCTGGCCCGCTTTGCGCCTACGACGGCTGGGTTCGAGGAGGTCGAAGACCTGCCATGGCGCGAGGCGGTGGCTGTGACCGCGACGGCGGGCGCTATCCGCGAGGCCTATACAGTGTCCCGCCTCGTGGATGTTTCTGGGGATTCGGAGCCATGACCCCCAACCTTAAAGCCCGGCTGCTCGCGATAGAAGCCGCGCGCCGAGCCGATGTCTGCTTTTGGCAGTCGATCTTGATGAAGGATGTCATCACGGAGCCCCGCCCATGACCGATCATAGTTCATTCCGGCCTTCGGCCTCCATCCCCGGCGGTGATGAAGCTGGCGGGGAGGGGCAACGGCTGTCCGCCCTGCTGGAGCGGTTGCGCAAAACCCGCGTCGGCTTCGGCACGAGCATCTGGGTCGAAGGCGCGCCGCTCAACCCCGATGGCCCGCAAGCCGCTGAGGTGATCGAGGGGCTGGTCGAGGCGCTGTGCGAAATCGCCGACCTTGCCGCGCTCACTGTCGTGGGTGGCGATGACTTCGACAAGGGCGCGCGCGCTGCAAGGCTAGAGGCTGCGGAGATCGCCAACGCCGCGCTGTCCCGCCGCACCCTGGCCGCGATGGGGAGGGGGGACGCATGACCCTATCACAAGCCCTGGAAGGTGGCGTGGGGGGGCGGGAGCTGGATGCTCTGATCTGGACCGCCACGACAGGCGAGGACGTGACCTTTCCGTTCGGCGAAGATGACGGCCCCTACACGCCCTACGGCAACGGAATGTGGGCCGAACTAGCGAAGCTCACCACCTCCCTAGACGCGGCTGTGGCGCTGGCGGAACGGGCGCTGCCGGGGTGGTCATGGGAGGTCCGCAGGTCCGGGTTCGGCAACCCAGCCCAAGCGCGCCTGTATGACCATCTGAAGAGCCCCAGCGCCGACAACGGCGTCCATGTCTTCGACAACAGCGGCAGTGCTCCTCTGGCCCTATGCCGCGCCATCCTCCAAGCCCATGAGGGGAACAATGGATAAGGTGCATTCCGCCGCCGAGGGCGGCTTCATACCTACCGAGAAGACGGATAGGCCCGCCGGTCCTGATCTGGCGACCCTGTGGCGCGACGAACAGAAGGGCATGTTCTCCGTCTGGATCGACGTGCGCGCCAGAGTGCGGGAAACTGTCAAGGCGGAGAGCGAGGCCCATGCTCGCGCTCAAGTCGTGGCGACGATCAAGGGTGGCCATCTGGACCTCATGGCTGACGACATCGACGAGGCGCACATCGCGCGCGTTGTGCCCGAGCCGACGATGTATCTGGTCCTCCGCGACGACAAGGAATACGGCGTGTCCCACCCGCGTCCGGGCGACATCCCAAGGGAGCCCAACAAATACGAGGCGGACAGATGCGTGCCGCCACCCCGCGCCGCCATCGCCAAGGCATCCACCGCCCCCAGCCCCACGCTGCACGGGGACGACGCCTCTGGCGGAGTGAACACGAAGGACCGGAACGATGGGTGAGGCTTCCGTAGCCATCTCGATCATGCAACCATGGGCCGGCTTGATCGTCCACGGTCGAAAGGACATTGAGAACCGAAGCTGGCCGACGCGGTTTCGGGGTCCGGTCCTGATCCACGCCGGCAAAAAGTGGGATGCCGATGCCCAAGACGACCTCGACGCGGGTCTTCACCCCGTTACGGGTGAGCATCTGGACAAGGCGGGCCTGACCTTTGACCGAGGTGGCATCGTCGGCGTTGCCGAGATCGTGGATTGCGTGACGGCCAGCACGTCGCCTTGGTTCGTAGGCGAGTATGGGTTTGTTATCCGGAACGCCCGCCCACTTCCTTTCCGTCCCTGCCGTGGCCAGCTCGGTTTCTTCCGACCGGACTTTTCGCCATCGGCCGATAAGCCGCTGATTGTGCCAAAGGCCGTCGTGATCGACAGCCAGCACGACCTGTTCCCCACCCCCCTTGAACGGAAGGGGACGGGATGAGCGCGGCTTTCAAACAGAGCGACGTGACCCGCGCGATTCGCGCCGCCAAGGCCGCCGGGCTGGAGTCGTTCGATGTCATCATGGCGGCCGATGGAACGCCCATGATCCGCGTCCGGCCGGCGAACGGCAACGACGTGCCCCAGGACCTGCTGGACGAGCTGGAGGCGTGGGATCGTGACCAGGACGCTGCCTAAAGGCGTCTGGTTTCAGCGCAAGGTGCTGTCGAGCGGGGAGGTGGTTCGATACGGCTACCTCGGGCGGGGAGACGGCGCGGTGCCCCTCGGGCGCGAGGGGTCGGCAGACTTCCACTTCCGGCTGGCCGAGGCGATCCGCCGGGCGCCTGACGAGCGGCGCTTCGAACACCTGATCTGGCGTTACCGATCGTCCAAGGAGTTCGCTGCCCTGGCCCCGCGCACCCAGGCCGACTACCGCAAGCACCTCGACCGCATCCAGAACAAGTTCGGCAAGCTCCGCACCCCGATCATGGAGATGCGCGAGATGTCCGACCGGATCTTCAAATGGCGAGATCAGTTGGCCGAAGCCTCACCGCGCCAGGCTGATTACACGATCTCGGTCCTGGGCGCGATGCTGGCCTGGTGCATCAAGCGCGGCCTGATGAACAACAACCGGGCCAAGGGCGTCGGGGATGTCTATCACGGGGACCGGCGCGACAAGGTATGGACGCCGGAGGCCGAGGCGAAGCTGCTCAAGGAGGCCTCGCCCGCCGTGGCGCGCGCCTTCATCCTGGCGACGGAAACCGGCTTGGCGCAGAAGGATGTCCTGACGCTGCCGTGGTCGGCGGTTCAGGGCAACATCATCGTCACGATCCGCAGCAAGACCGGCCAGCCGGTGGCGGCGCCAATCTCACCGATGCTGAAGGCCATGCTCGATGCGGCGCCCAAGACGGCCGACACCATCATCACGCAGGAGAACGGCAAGCCCTACGACAAGAAGGGCAACGGCTTCCGCAGCTCGTTCCTGAAGGCCAGGGCAGATGCGGAGATCACCGGCCTGACCTTCCACGACGCGCGCGGCACGTTCGTCACCCGACGAATCGAGGCGGGCTGGACTTCGGAGGAAGTCGCCCTCTGCGCCGGCCACAAGATCGCCGGGGATCGCTCCGGGCAAGCCGCCTATCGAGACCCGAAACGGACGGCCATCGCTAACGCGGAGCGCCTGTGGGAGCGGAATTATCTGCAAACTCCCGTGCAAACTTCGCCCCCCGAAGGGGATATGCAGCCGACCTAA